TCCTTGTTGCGCTGAAACTCCTGCTTGGGGGATTGGATCATTGGTTAAGGATGGTGGCCTGGGTCTTCAAATCCATGGCCGCGATGTCCGCCCGAGTCATGGCGCCCTTGCGCTGGGCCTCGGCGATCGTGGAGGCGTTCTTGCGCTGCTGGTCCTGCTCGAAGGCGACCTGCTTCTGGAGGCGCTTCTGCTCGGCGTTCGCGGCAGCGATCTGCGACTTGGACTGCGCGGTGATGATCATGGCCTGGATCTTGGCAGCCGTCTCGGCGTCCATGCCGTTGCCAGCAGCACCGGCCTCGGCCTGGGCCTGAGCCTGCTCCTGCAACCGCTGCACGTAGCCCTTGATGTAGTTCGACGCCTGACCGATGCCGTCCATGTAGAGCTTGATGTTCTGCTCCTGGCCGGGGTCCTGGGAAATCAACTGGATCTGCTCCTGGATGTGCTGAATGACGTTCGCCAGACCCAGCACGCGTTCCATGGTCGGCATACCGCCGGCCTGCTCGATCTTGCCGATCGACGCGCCAAGCATCCGGAGCAGCGTCTGGATGTACTCGGGCCGGTTGATCGCCGAGGCGATAACCACCGGCTGACCATCGATGAGCGTTCCCCACGCCAGCGTGGCGCGCTCGACGGCCGGCGAGACAGGCGTGGTGTCGATCGGGGCCAGCCGATTCGCCAGCAGCGGATCGTCGGTGTTGGCCTCGACGTACATGTGTACAACCTCGGCCTGGGAATCCGGTGCCAGCAGCGGCCGGATGGCCATGAGGCGGTCGGCCTGGGCGATCTCGAGCATCTTGTTGCCGGAGCCCATGACGCGCTCTGGCATGATGTCCCAGGAATCCAGGTTGTTGAACACGGACGGATCGACGCCTTCGGCCTCGCACTTGCGACGGAACGCGACGCAGTCAGGGTGATCGATCGTGCAGAAGCGACGGGCGATCTCACGGTACTGGAAGGTCTGCTGGGTGTACGCCCTGGTCAGCATCGAGCCCATGAGCGCGTTAGCGTTGTTCACGCGAGCCATCACCTCGGTGGCGGTGAGTTCCTTCGAGGTGCCGTCGTTCACGTCCTGGGTGTAGGCGGCGCTCGACTCGGCCATGATCTGCCGGTGCATGGCCATGGCGCCCGACAGCATGGTGTAGTCCACGACGTGGCGCTCGGACTGCGGCACCCACGACAGGCCCTCGGGGATCACGCCCATGTTGAACAGGTCGATCTTCTCCATGCGCTCGGCGTCGCCGTCCGCGACGTTACGGAAGAGCCAGAGCATCTGCTCGAACACGGAGTCAGTGAATTTGCAGCGCAGCCGGTTCTGGAGATGGCAGACCGCGTAGAGCAGGTATCCCAGGGACCTCACCGAGTGCCAGCGGAACGGAGGCACCACGGCGCCGTCGGCAAACTGGGTGTGCATCAACTCGAAGATATCGCGCCCGTAGGACCGGTCGCCGGCGTCGAAGAGCCACTGGCCAGCGGTCTGCATATTGCCGATGCCGCTGTTGTACTGGTCCACGATGATACGGCGGCGCCAGGACGGGTCGTCGGTGGTCGTGTCCAGGAAGTAGAAATCGTAGCAGCGCAGCACCGGCGTCGCGTCGGAACCCCAGTAGCCAGAGTTCTCCTTGAAGTCCTCTTCGATCTTCTCGGGGAAGTATTGGCCAGACCAGTCGTTGACCTGGAGGCTGGTGGCTTCGCGCTCGATCATGGCTGCCAGCAGCTGGTTCACCAGCTTGAGGTTCCAGCCGGGGTCCACGTTCTCACCGCGGGTCATTCGGATCAGATCCTGCGCGGTGAAGGACGTGTAGATCGCGAAGTGCGAGAGGTTGTCGAGCGAGGTGAGCGTGTTCGTCGGGACCAGGATGTCCTCGGTGCCGCGAGCCGATGGGCACCAGTCGCGATCACGCAGCCAGGTGACCGGGCCGATGCCATGAAGCACGGTGGCCGCGAACTGCGATTCCAGCACGGTGGAATACTTCGCAGAACGCTTCATTATGCGGTTGATCTGCTTGGTGATGATGTTGCCCCACTGGGTGCGCTTGTCGCGGGGGCCGATGTCCAGCCCGACAGAGAAGTAATTCTGGGGCTTCAGGAAGGCGTTGGTGAACTGTTGGCGGGCGGCATGGATGATCCGGGTGCCCTCCAGGAAGTTCACGTTGGTCTGGATCCGGTTGTCCCGGGCTTCCTCCTCGGAATACGGAGGATTACCGTTAAACGTGGCGTTGATTCGTGCGCGGTTGCGGGACCGAGGCTGCTCGGCCTCCAGCATCGCACTCACCACGTTCCAGACTTTGCTCGGTTCCTTGAAGCTCATATTTCCCTCAGATTGACCCCCGCTCCCGCGAAATCCAGCAATTATCGGGCATCTTACCTCCCCCAAGATAGGGGAGCGGCACCCAGACTTTGAGCTTCAGATAGCAGCCGCAGACATCGCAGGTGCCAGCATTGCCCTCTCCGTAGAGCACCATGGCCATGTCGTGACGAATTTGCTCTTGCTCGATGATCGCCTCGGCGACGGACTTCTCGATGCTGTCGGCCTTGGTCGGCTTGTTGTGGATGCAACGCAGGCAGATATCGATCCTGTCCTGCGCGAACCGGCGATCGACAGGTGTGCCACCGTCGCCCAGCCACTCGGCCAGGATGCGCGCTCCCTGTGCGGTGTTTTTGATCCTAGCGACCGCACGTGCGGCAGCCTGAAACCCTTGGTTGAACATTGGTGGTCGTGGTGGTTGTGGCGCCCGAATAGAGGCTTGGGAATCGGGCGCGGGTGTAGGCTTCGAGATCGTTGACGGCCTTCTCGTAGTCGGCCGGCAGGTTGTTCGCGGCGCGGTGCTGCTGGATCAGCCGTGCCATCGAGTAGAAGTCGTAGTTCAGCGGACTCGGAGCGTTCCACTTGGTCTCGGGTTGGTAGAACTGCCAGCCGCCGGGAGGGAATTGGTCGCGATTGATCATGCCTCCGAGGTTTAGAACGGCAGGTCGTCCCCGTCGAGATCAGGCTTCGGGGCGGCAGCTGGTACAGCATCACGCCGAGGTGCCGGCGCCGCGCCCTCTTCACGGCTCTTCAGAAACTGGAAGCTCTCGATCATAATCCGGGTGGCGGATTTCTTCTCGCCGCTCTTCTTGTCGTCCCACTCCTCGCGAGTCAGGCGCCCTTCGATCATCAACGGGTGACCCTTCTTGACGTACTGCGACAGCGTCTCGGCCTGCTTTCCGAACGCCTTGCAGTCCGCGAAGTACACGTCTTCACGATCCTCGCCGGCCTCCGTTTTCCAGCGGCGGTTCACGGCCATACTGATGTTGCACACCCCGGTTCCCTTGGGGAGATACTTCAGTTCGGGATCGCGGGTGAGGTTTCCGATCAGGATGACTTTGTTGAATGATGCCATGGCGGTTACGAGTAAGTGAGTGCGTGTTGAGACTCCATCGACCGGCGCTTGTCTGACATACGCGTCAGCCACTTTGGTGTCTGCCGCTTGACAATACCCACACCGCTACCGGCTGCAATCTCAAATCCGTTTCGGCGCGCCATTTCGATCGCGACCACGAACGAATCCCACAAGTCGGGCGATCGGCCCATGCGTTCCTTGGTCTTGTTCTTGGGCTCCACGTCGATCAGGCCGGTGCGAGCGATGCCCCACTCGCGCATGGCGCCTTCCTCGGCAACCTCCCGTGGCAGCTTCCGCATCTGCTTCGATTCGATCAGGAGCCGCGATGCGTACCAGAGTGCCGTCACCATCTTGCCATAGGCTTCGCGCTCAGTCTTCGGATCACCCTGGCGCACCGGACGGTCCAGCGGCTTCCCACCGAACTCGATCGGCACAACCTGCGGAGACCACAGGCGAGCAAACGCCGACATCAACGTGCCGCGTCCGGTTGAGTCAAACCCAACCTGCTCCGGTTGGATGTTGCGCTGCTTGCAGTAGAGCATCACGAACTCGGCGATCTGTTCCTCAGCCTGCTGCGCTTTCACGGCCGTCACCGGGATCACCACGGGCGGTTCCGCAAATGCCAGCACCGTGTTGCCATTTAGATCCTCGCCGAACTTCAGATCGGTCATTACGCAGCGGTCGCCGCCGACGCCCGAGTACGCCGCGTCGATGCCGATGATCCGCGTGATCTTGTCCGCCCGCTGCCACACGACATCGTCGAAGGCGTGATTCTGCTCGCAGAGCGACATCGTGACCACGCGCCTGGTGCCGCCATCCCGGGGCAGCAGACCGAGGTTCATCATCGAGAACTGCAACGAGTCGCGGCCGTAGTAATCGAGATCCGCCTGAATCTGCTCCGGCGTAATGATTCCGCGATACGGGTTCACGCCTTTCGGGAACTTCGCGTTCGGCGTGTCGTATCCACACAGCTGAACTGCCACGCCACCCGGGGCCCGCGTTTTCCAGGTGCGAGTCTTCTCTAGGTATTCGAGACCTTCCCAGCCACCGATCGACGGGTGCGGTTCGCAGACCACGCCGAGGGCGTCGTTGCGATCCTTGGGGTTGCCCATGGCGATCAGCTTGAACTCGGGATTCTTGCGGAGGTTGGCGACCGAATCCAGAAAGCCACGCCCCATGAGCGACGCCTCGTCGGCAATCAGCATGACGCGGTCGTTCTTGAGGCCGACGTAGTTCGAGAGCCCGACAAACGTGCCGCCGACTTTGCAGGCGACACCGATGATGCCATCACGAAAATCCTGCGCCTCGGCATCTTCATCCGAACTGGTTAGGATGAATCGGCTCTCGATCACGCGTCCAGGAAGCCACTCCCGTTTTGCCTTGGCCTTGTTGTGAAGCTCCTTGATCGATCCCCAGATTCGCAGCTGGAGACCCTCACGCGTCGTTGACGACATGATGATCGATGTCCCGGTGGGGTAGATGTAGAACGTGCAGAGACCGAACGCGGCTGAGTCGTAGGTCTTGCCAGATGACCCGGGGCCCATGATTCCGACCTCCTGGTTCTCGACGAACGTGCGGATCAGAAGCTCCGACCAGTCGTGCCAGTCGAAGTGCGGCCACAGCGCCGTCATGGCCTGGCGGAAGTGGTGGTACTTGCCACACCCGTACTTCACCCCGCCGGACATGATGTACCCGCCACGGCGAACCATCTCAGCCTCGATGAGAAAGCGGTCTTTTGTACGCCACGGGATAGACAGGTAATCGGGGCTTTCATTCATCTTGCGGGAATCATGGGTTGGCCTTTGAATGGCTTCAAGCGTCATGGTCGCCGAAAAAAATCGCATTGTAGACGGCCTACTCACCGCCGAGGGCGGGGTGGACAGCGGTTTTTCGCCTTCGCTCATTCAGCCGAACCAGCTGGCCTGGGCCGTCAACACGACTGTGCGAGGCGGTTTTCCAAAGGCGCGCCCGGGGATCTGGGTGAAGAATCTGACATTCCTTGATCCCGATCAGGTGATCAACAACGGCTACTACAACCGTGCCGTAGAATCAGCGTTTAAGACGGGCTACTTCCAGGGCTGCGGTTCGTACATCAATGATCAGGGCGAGCCATACCTCTTTGCTGCGATCAGCGGGAAAATCTTCCAGATCGACATCGGCAACAACTTTCTGGTGACCGATCGCACCCCGGTTGGCGGGACGTTCACGGTCAGCACTCGCGGTCGTGCATCGAACGTGGCCACCTATGTCACGGCGGCGCCGCACGGGCTTTCGCCTGGCATGGTTGTTCGACTCACCGAGCCGGTGGGCGCGCTGTACCCAGAAGGATTTTTCGGGGACTTCGTGGTTCAGACCATACCGTCCCCCACGTCGTTCACCACTTACTCGCCAGGCATCGACGCTGGCCCGCTCCTCGGTCCGGCATTCACCGCGTACTGGTTGCAGGCCAACAACCCCCAGGCGACGCACGTCTACTTCCAGCAGGCCGAGAACTGGCTGATCGTTCAGGATCAGCAGAGCGCCCCCTACCTCTACAACGGCATGGTATTCCGCCGCGCCGCGAGCGACGAAGTTCCCGTCGGTGGCCCCATGGCCTACGGAAAAGGCCGTCTGTGGGTCGCCAGGGGCTCCGAATACTACGGCGGTGACCTGGTCTACGGAGACCCGTTGTACGGCCGCAACTCGGTGATCCGGTTCACCGAAAACACGTTTCTCAATGAGGGCGGAGCATTTGCAGTCAGCAACGGCCCGATCACTGGCCTGGCGTTCGCGGCCAACCTGGACACGTCATTGGGAGACGGCGACCTGCTGGTTTTCACTCCGACGGCCACTTACGCGTTCAACGCCCCGGTGGACCGCGACGTTTGGAAGGATCTCAACTATCCGATCCAGCGATTCGCGCTCCTGAACTTCGGATCGTTCAACCATGAGTCGATCGTTCCGGTGAACGGCGATCTGTTCTTCCGCGCCCAGGACGGTATCCGATCGTTGATCTACGCCCGGCGCGACTTCACCGAGTGGGGCAATACCCCGATCAGCCGCCAGGTGGTGCGGGCCTTGGCATACGACACCGAGTTCTACCTGAGTGCAGCCAGCGCGGTGAACTTCGACAATCGGATGTTGATGACCATCCAGCCGCAGAAGGTCAACGGCCGTGGCATCGTGCATCGCGGTGTGGTCGTGATGGATTTTGACCTGGTCTCTGGCATGGGCCGGAAGCTGCCTCCTGCCTGGGAAGGAGTTTGGACCGGAGTGGACATCCTCCAGATGCTGACGGTCCGCATCCAGAAACAGGATCGATGCTTCATCTTTGGGCTGAATCAGGGAGACATCGGGCTGTACGAGGTCACCAAGAACGGTCAGTTCGATTTCGATGGGTTCGATGATTCTCCGATTGAGTGGACCATCGAGACTCGGTCTCTGACGTTTGCCGAGCCTGCCAACAAGAAGCGTCTGGTGAGCGCCGAGCAGTGGTATGACCAGGTGATGGGTTCGATCGAATCCAAGGTCTACTTCAAGGCCAACGAAGGCGAGTGCTGGCAGCCGTGGGCGGAGTTCAAAGACTGCGCGAAGTACCGCAACTGCGAGCCCGGCGAGATCAGCTGTCCACCGGCGGTGATCAACTGCCAGGAGGTGAAGTATTACCAGCCGCCTGCTCGCTCTCGCATCGCATTGCCGCAGCCACCCGACAAGTGCGACGTTCAGACCGGTGGCTTCACTCGAGACGGCTATGAGTTCCAACTCCGCTACGTCAACACGGGCCGGTTCCGCCTCAAGCGCGTGGCAATGGTTGCTCAACGCCTTCAGGAGGATATTTACGGCGACCTCAGTCGCGTCGCCTGTCCGCTCCTCTCCGCCTAAAATGCCTTCCACGAATCCAGTCGATTACGGTGCAGATCCTTGCGGGCTGCGAAACAGCGCGTGGGCGATCAACGAATGCTTGTTTGCAGCCAAACGATGCGATTTCCCGGTTGGCACATTCCTTCTGGGATCGAGTCCTGGTGCGAAAATCATCGACCGCGTTCGCACCGGAGGCGTCGCGACGTTCAACACGGCGACGCCGCACGGGCTTGTTGTTGGAGAAAAAATCACCCTGTACGGGTTCACGGACGCATCATTCAACGGAACCGGGCCGGCGCAGTTCGGCTTCGAGGTTCTCAGCACGCCTACACCGACTCGGTTCACGGTGTCGATGCCGCTTCCGACATACCCAGATGCGCCGCTGGTTGTCCAAGATGGATGGATCAACCTGATTGGTGGTGGCTACACCTCGTCGTTGGTCATGGGATACCCGCCCATCAACGGAGTGATCGACAACGTCGCATTCACAGGCCAGGGCGCCGGCAAAACCATCCTGAAATTCGCCAACAACACTTCCACGAAAAGAGGGGACACTTTTGGCTTCAACATCCAGATGCTGAAGACCCTTGGAAACTACTCTGGAAGCGGAGTTGTTGGCGCACCGGGCGCATACCCAGGGGTTCCGTTGAACGCCCTGAACTGCAAGAACACGCTGATCGAGGGAATCACTTTCGACGGCAATTACACGAACAACTCGGTCGCTGACATCAAGATCGTTTCGGTGAGCCGGACAAACGGAGTCAACACGTACACCGTGGATAAACCGTTGTACGACCCTGCAATTAACGGCACTCAGTTCTATTCCGTTCCGCCTCCGGCGTACAATCCGCCGATTTCGCCTGCGCCGTACACGAATGTCAGCGCAATCAGCCAGTACATCAGCAACGTGGTGACATCTGGGCCCGGGAATGACTCATCATTCGTTGGGTTTGGAAGCATTACGAACGTGAGTTCGCTTTCCTTCGAGCGCGATCTGCGCGTGGTGCTGATCAACCAGCGGCAGAACCAGTACAATTTCGTCACGTTCACGAAGCACCCGCAGTGGAACTTCGGATTCACGGTTGGAAACACGATCACGGTGACAGGCTTCACCGATCCTGCTCGAAACGGTACGTTCACGGTCAACGGATTCATCGACGCGCAGCAGGTGTTCTGCACGCGAACGGCTCCGTATCTTCAGCTTTTTTCTTATCAGCGGCTGTCCAATGTCGCGTACATCAAGGCGATCGTTTCGACAAATCTGCTGGCGGGCATGATCGTCAAGATCGACAATGTGACCGACGTATCATTCAACGGTATCTTCACAGTCACCGGAATCATTTCGCCTTCTGAGTTCACGGTTGCCAATGCCGGCCCGGATACCGGAATCAACCCCGGCACTGGATTCACATTCCGAATCACCGAGTTCAACATCATCAACGTCGAGCGAATCGCTGGAGAGGTGATCTATGAGCTTTCGTTTGACCATGACCTTGTTCCAGGAGACCAGGTCAATATCTCGAATGTCTCGATTCCTGGATTCAATGGAACCGGACTAACAATCCTGTCTCCTCTTCCGGCACCAAATCAGTTCAAGGTGGCGATCGCTGGCCCAAACGTGCCGCTCACTCCGGAAGCGATCGCCACGGTCTACAAACCTGTCAGCCAAAACGCCCGCGCCTGGTCTCCGACCGTCTATCCGGATGTTTTGCCCACCGCTCAGGCAAACGCCGGTGTCAACTCGCTCTACACGGTTGCTGGCATCAACCATGTCGGAGAGAACGCGATCATCAGGAACAACCAGTTCTACGACTTTGGTGTCGGCGTCGCCGATGCCGAGACATTCCTAGTAAAGTCGTTCCTTCCGATGAACGTGGACGACCTCACGCCTGGCGCAAAGGTGCTGAACAACGATTTCAGCTACCAGGGGCGCAACTCGATCCAGAGTTCGTTGTACCCCGGTAACGCTGAGGCCAACACCCAGTGTGCGATTGGTGGCTATTCGAGCCTGGTCAACCCGATCAACGTGGTCTCAAGGGCTGCTGGCATCGCGACGTTCACGTGTGTGATGAAGCACACGTTGCGGGCTGGGGATGTGGTGTCAGTAACGATGCCAAACTACGCCTTCGGAATCATCTCTGCTCAACGGCAATCGAATGTTGTGACATTCACAACGTCGCAGAAACATTTCCTTGCACCTGGAAACACCGTTTTTGTCGATGTCAGCAACAACTCGTTCGACGGGTCGTTCTCGGTTGTAAGTGTCGTAAATGACTTCACGTTCACCGTTTCGCAGGTTGGTGTTGATGTCTTTCCGGCAATCGCAGTCACCGGATATGGGGTTTTCGATCTTGGATTTTCCGGGTCATTGACCGTGATTTCGACCCTCGATTCGTTTCGATTCACAGCATCTACGGGTGGCACAGACGTGCTCCCTGGCCTGTACCTCGACGGCCAGTTGATCATGCTCCGCAGCCAGCGAATCTTCGCCTCGGAGTGCGAGTTCAAGTACAACCGCATTCAAGGAGGCACCGACCCGGTAAACCAGCAGAGTCCGGTCCATGCCATCACCGCTCGCGAGACAGACGGGATGGACATCAGCTACAACAACTTCAACGGATTCAAGGGCACGTGCTTCTACGTTGATTCGTACCAGCACAAGGGCACCCACATTCATCACAACTCGGCACTGAACGTCTCAGCGTTCATTTCATTGGTAGTTCAAGACTGGTACGCGCTGATCCAAACAGTCATCCCTCCGATTCCAAACCCGGAAACCTACTCGACGCTAATTGCCGCCCACAAGGACATGGTCATCGAGAACAACGATGTCCTGCTGACTGGGCCCGCATCCTGGTATTACCAGACGGCATACCCGCCACTGGATGCGGTGTTTCTGATCAACAACCACGATGTTGATCGCAGCGCCTACTACTATCCGACAGACTACCAGATCCCGATTCGACCAAAGGCGCCATTGCCCGCAGGGGCATCGCGAGACGCAGGCGGCATCTCGACGTTCAGGACCGTCTCGCCGCACGAACTTCAGCCAGGCATGGAAATTTCCGTCGTTGGTGTTACGGACGGCACTTTTAATGGCGTTTTCACTGTCCTGAGCACGCCGTCTGTGACGGAATTTACGGTCAACAACCCGCTTGGTTCGATACCGAACACGCCAGTCGTGTCGGGGGACGGATTCCTTGGCATCAACACCCCGGTCAACTTCCCGTGGCAGATTCGACCGATCGCATTCCAGCGCACTGCTGGCGTTGCCACCTACACGACCAACAAGGAGCACAATCTTCAGCTGGGTCATCACGTTACCGTCGAAGGGTTCTCGGACGACAGCTTCAACGATGAGGTGATCGTCACCGGCACACCAACAACAACGACATTCACCTGTTCCAGCCCCGGGCCCGACGTGCCGCTGACCACCGAGACGGGGCAGTTCTTCCAGTACGTCGAGAACATCCAGATTGGGTGCAACACGGTCCGGCGTCTCAGTGGCAATGGCCTGGTCGTGAACAACGGCGGCCGGTTCGGCGCATCGTTCCTCCAGGGGCGCCCCGTGCGCTGCGTTGCTCCGCTCGAGCAGTTCTTCTATTTCGATTGTCCCGAGGGCTGTTTGGCGCTTCAATGCGACCCCGGCCCGTGTAAGCCCAACGACTACCTGTACCGCATCTAACCATGCCAACCGTCGATATTTCAGCCGGCCTTCTGCCGCCGCCAGCCTGCTACGCGTCCGAGCAGGATCGCCTGGACGCCTATGCAAACGCGTTGATTGGAAACCTTAACACGGGAGATGAGTGGGCGGCTCAGGAAACGAATCCACCCAATTCGGGTCTGTACTGGCTGCGGACTGACTCAAACGGGCGGCCTGTCGAGGTGTTGAAGTTTTCGACCCCGGATTCAGCGTGGGTCCGATTGCAAAGCGAGGTCGTTTTTGGCGGCACCTCGACCGGAGCCGCAAGCGTCTACGCGATCGCCAACAGCCCGGTCTATCCGACGGCTGCATCTGCCTATCGAACTGGTCAGATTTACACGTTCATTGCGAATCACTCGAACACCGGTGCCAGCACGTTGAACGTCGATGGCCAAGGCGCCAAAGCGATCACCAAAGATGTTGCAACACCGCTGGTCGCAAACGACATCCTGTCCGGACAGGTTGTCTCGGTCTTGTACGATGGTGTTCGGTTCCAACTGATCACGCAAAAACGTGATATCACGCGAATCAGCCTGAAGCAGTTTCTCTACAAAGAGATGCCGGCTCAAAGCGTTCCTCCGAACGGAACGCGATTGGACTTCAATCACGGATTCATCAATCCGATTACAACCCTGGGCATCATCCCGTTCATGGTTCGAGTCGTATTGAAGCGAACCGCAACCGGATTTGCTCAGTGGAATAGCGCATCTGGCGTTGGAGTGTTTCAATGGTATGAAGGCCAAGAAGTTGAGGTTGGTGCCATGGTTTCATACGGTGCCTTTGCTGCTCAAAATGGTGGCGCCAATTTTTTGGTCTCTGTCGATACCTCTCAGGTTCACGTCTACTGCAACTACCACTCATTCTCCCCGCCATCGACAGACCTTTTCCCGACCCTGTTCTTCCAGAGCGCAGCGTTCGTTCCTGCCGATTACGAAATCAAGGTCTACGCGATGGCAGTGAACCCTCTTTACGTTGAGCCATGAGAAAGACCCTCGCCCAGGCCAAGAACTCCACGATCCCGCAGGCTGTCGGACTTGCCACCTGCGACGATCGCTTTGTCCAGCTGCTGAACGAGGCTCAGGCGCGCCTGGCCGACATGGGCAAGTGGTGGGGCACCTACAAAAAGCTCCGCATCTGCGTCACCGCCGGCTGCATCACCTGGCCTCGCGAGGTCAAGACGATCGAGGCGATGAACGTCTGCGGGTACAACATCCCGATCCAGAACCAGTGGTACGAGTTCCAGACCGACGAGCGCGCACCGCGCACCGGCTGCGGCCGTGAGGGCTGCGAGCAGGACCAGCTGCTGGATCGCGGCATGGTGACCCAGTTCCGAGACTCGGTGGGGAACTGCAAGTTCCGGGTGCACCCGTCTCTGACAGCCGATGCTGGCAAGCGGATCCTGCTTCAGGGCATCGACCCCGCGACCAATGAGCCGATCCGGACGCTCGACCCGGTGAGCGGCGAGTACGTCTGGGGCGAGTACGTCACGCTGCCGAATCCCGCTGTCACGCCGTTCGTTGAGACCTCGAACCTCTTCAAGCAGCCGGGCCTGAACGGCGCTCAGAAGCCGCTGACTCAGGGCCGCATCACGATCGTGGCCTACAACCCGACCACGACGCTTTCCACTCAGGTGGCCGTCTGGGGCCCGAGCGAGGAAAACCCCGAGTACCGCCGCACCTACCTGATCAATATGCCAGAGGTCTGCGGCGGCACGAATGGGTGCAATTCGAGTCAGGACAACTGCTGCATAGACCACGGCGACGGCTGCGTCCCGCCCGAGGAGAACTGCACGAACACGGTCATCGAAGCCATCGTGCGCCTGGAGTTCATCCCGGCGGTCGTGGATTCGGACTGGTTGTTCATCGGCAACCTTCAGGCCATCAAGCACATGATGAAGGCCATCCAGAAGGAGGACCGGAACCAGTACACGGAGGCCGAACGCGAGATCCAGCTGGCCCTTCGGTCGCTCCGCAATGAGCTTGAGGCGTACAGCCCGAATGAGCGCAGCGTGATCAACGTGCAGCCGTTCGGGTCTGCCAAGATTCAATATCGGTTCGGAGGATTCATCTGATGGAGGTCGAGAAGCCCATCACCTGGTTGGACTTCCTGACCGACGACGGCATCTCGCTCGATGAGCGGATCGATCGGTGGGAGGCGTTCGTTGCCGACAAGCCGCAGCAGGAGTGCCCGCTGAAGCACACGTTCCCTGAAGGGATGTACGTGCGTGAAATCTTCATGCCTGCTGGCTCGATCGTCACCAGCCGCATCCACAAGTTCGACAACCCGTTCTTCATCACCAAGGGCCGCGTCACGGTCGTGAGCGAGAACGAGGGCCTGGTAACCTACACGGCGCCGTACTCGGGCATCACGTTGCCGCAGACACGCCGGGTTCTGCTGATCCATGAGGATACCATTTGGACCACGGTTCACCTGAATCCCGAGAACAAGACGAACCACGAAGAACTTCTCAACGACCTCACCTATGTGAGGCAAAACCAATACTTACCATGTCATTCGTAGGAACATCAATAGGAGTTGGGCTCGTCGGAACAGGGGCGGGCGCAGCAATGCAAGCATCGTCCGCCAGCGCAGCGCGCAGGCAAGCACGTGATGCTGCCAATCTGCCGGGCGTTGATATCGGAGAACTCCTTCGAGAATCGTCTCAGACGGCTCCCCGCGCCCGCGAAATGGAAGCAGAACGAAATGCGTTCAATCGCGCTCAATTGCTCGAATCACTTGGTATGCAGATTCCCGGCTACCAAGAGGCTCAGGCGGCACGAAGTCAGAACGCACTCGCACTGTTGAGGGGTGAGCTTCCGCCTGATGTTTTGGCACAGGTGCAACGGAAAGCAGCTGGTCAAGCCGTTCAAGGCGGTTACGCAGGAAGTGCTGCTGGCAGAAATCTGGTGGCCAGAGACATCGGTCGAACCAGCCTTGATTTGGCGAACCTTGGAAACCAGCAGTTTGCCAACATACTTGGAACAACTCCGTTGTCGCCGCTGGCAAGTTACGAGTTCACCCCGCAGCAGCTGGCAAACATTCGCGCCAACGAGCGGAGCGCCAGGCAGCAGGCGCTGCTTGGTGTTGCGAGTATGCCGAGCGCCACGGGGATTGCTGGGCAGGCATTTGGTTCACTTGGATCCGGACTGACGAACCTCGGGTTTGCTGCGCTGGGATCCAAGTACGGTGCTGGCGGCGGCGCCGGAGGCGAAAGCGACCTGGTCTCGGCTCAACGCAAACTCATGGGAGGTTAATTTATGGCGAACCCATTCTCAGGACTCGAAAACATCGGCCAGTCGTACCTCGCAGGCGTGCAGCTGGCACAGCAACGCCAGGCCCGCCAGGACGCGCTCGCGCAGCGTGCTGAAGAGGCACGCATTCGCCAGCAGTATTACCAGGATTTGGTGGATCAACGCGCCGAAGCGGCCAGGCTCGCGGCACAGAATCGGACTGACCTCCTCAAGGAAAAGTTTGGCGAGGGTCTAGCCTATGAGGCAGACGGGGTAACGATTGACCTGGTCAAGTCAGCCAAGAACGCCAAAAGCATCAAGGATCTGGACGCATTGGCAACAGCTGCCGGCAAAGCCAGCATTCTCCAGCAGGCGTCAGGCTTTGGCGAAAAACTGGAGATTCCAGAAGAGCTAATGAAGCGGCCAGCGTTCAACCAGGGGCGCGCCGAAGGCCTTGTTTCAGTGTCTGAAACTCGATTGAAAATGCCTGGGATCATGGCATCGCAAGGCTTTTCTCCTACCAACATTCCGGATGACCTTGAATCAGCAATTCGAGGAACCGCAGCCGTGGATTACTCGCCTGAAATGCTGTCTGCTCGCGCAGCCGGTGGGGAGTCTGTCGTGAATCCGGATCTCTACAAGGGATTGGATTTGCGAAATGTTTATGGAACGGTGTATGCGAAGCCAAAAAAGGTTGTAGAGCAAAAAGCCCCCAAGACCGAGTACCCTGGAACGCTGAAAATCGAAACCGAAGAGGGGCCCCTAACGGTTAAGCTCACTCCGCAGCAGCTTGCGGAACGGCTTTCAAGGCTTGGAGCGCCTACAGCAACCAGCAAAGGCACAAATGCCGCCCCCGCGCTTCCGAGCTTTACCTTTGATAAATCGACACTGAACTGGATACCGTCTCCGTAACGCTTATGCCACGCATCGTCGAGATTCCAGATGTTGCCCGCCTTTCGTTTCCGGACGATCTCAGCGAAGACGAGATCCTGGCGGCAACCAGGAATTTCTACGAACAGTCCAAGCAGGGCGCAATAGGGGCGGCGGGATCGGCGGCAATACGCGAGCCAGCCCGCCAAACTGGCGGCGCCATGAAAGCGTTGGCGAGGCTTGGTGATTGGTTCCAGCCTCCGGACATAAATCCTGAAACAGGCATCCCTGTTTGGCAGCGCGCAGAATCTACATTCTTTGGTCCAGAAACCGTAACACCTGTAGAAAAACCTCCCGAAGTGCCTTTGGAGGAAAGAGGGCTCTACAAAGCCGGGGAAGCTCTTCAAAGAGGGGCCGAAAAAATGTTCCCCGTGAGCCCGCTCAGGGAAGAAGATTTCCTGACGCAAGTAGGCGCCGGGATAGGCTCATTACCAACCTCTATCATACCCTATGCCGGGCCAGTCATTTACGGCCTCAGCGCGGGGGAAGATGCCGCTGAAAAAGCCGGCAAATTTTACGACAACAAAATCGCTGAAGCGATGGCCGCTGGGAACGCCACAGAGGCAAGCCGGCTGCAAGAGGAGAAAAAGAGTCAGCAGGCAATCCAATTCGGAATAAACGCCCCACTTGGGTATGCAACGGAACGTTTGCTTGGCGTCGTTCCTGGCGTGAAGCAAATCACTGAGGGCGGGGGAAAACTTATCCCAAAACTCGCCGCCGGGCAGACTGTTGAGAACGCCAAGAAACTTGCCGGGTATTTTGCCAAGCAAGGCATCAAGCCGACAGCCGGTGAATTCGCTCAAGAGGGGCTGGAACAGGTGGGCGGAAACCTCGGCGAGATGACCTACAATCCAGAGGCAGAGTTCACGGCAGGAGTTCTGGATGCATCTGGAGTTGGTGGAACTGTTGGGGCCGTTACCTCAATTCCTTTGGCGTTACTGGGATCCAAGCTGCGGAAGAATCGGCTGGATAGGATCAAGGATTTCCGGGACACAAGGCTGGCTGAAGGACCGCTTTCGGATCAGCAGATCAACGAAATCAACAACAGAATAGTCGCAGGGCGGCCGTTTACGGAGGCTCAACCAGGAGCATTCCTTAGCCTGCTTGAAGACGATCCTGCCGTTCAGTCTTCAGTCGGAGGAAACAACGCTGAACTTCTTCCCAACGCGACTGCCACTCTCGCCGGAATCAACTCCGGCGGCGCTCCGTCTGGTCCGATTCGTATCGTTCCGCCAGAAGACGAGTCCACACTCACGTCCATTGGCGCGAAGCTGCCGGAGATGCAGCTGGAAACGGATGTCGGAGAAGAAATCCTAACCACCACACCAGATGCCATTCAAAAACAAGGCGCAGATGAAAGCCTGCTTCGCGGCGAAGGATCCCAAGTGGGACTGTCAGAAGTGGATCAAGGAGGGCGGGCTCCCGAAGGAGAAGGGGCCGAAGCCCAAGGCCAAGCGGAAGTACAGCCGCTGACCATCGAAGAGACTCAGGAGTACAACCGTGCCGTTGATTCCCTGGGTGGAGCGTCTGCTTACGACGTTCTCAATGAAGAAGAACTGACTCGCTTCGAGGATCTTGGTGAGCGCGTTCGACAACTGGAAGATGCCGGCTGGTTGTTCGATGAGGAAACGGGCTGGACTAATCCGGCTGCGCCCGCGCCGGCGCCTACGGTTGCGCCCGCTGAAACTCCAACTGCTCCTGCTGCCGCCGCGCCCGTCGCTCCTGTAACCTCACGCACCTTCCCGTTCCAGGATCGCAAGGTGGATGGCATGATTGATCGCGATACTGGAGACATCATCGCGTTCGCTAAATCGATAGTTGGAACGCCTGACGAGCGCGGATCATCGCCTAAGTACACCATCAGGGTTGACCAGGATGTCACGATAGACGCGTCTTCCGAGAAGGCGCTCGACAATGCTCTTCAGAAGATTTCCAGCGGCGCACCGGTTCGCGTGTTCAGGAACGCCGGCAAGGGTGTGACGTTGGATTTCAACGAGCCGGGGCCGGTGACACCGGCGCCTGTCACAACGCCAGCCGCACCCAGACCTGTTGCCACACCACGGCCCGCGCCTACCCCTACGCCTCGGCCCGCCCCTGCGCCTCAAAACGCACTCGCCAACCAAACCGTTGGATTCGGAAAACATTCCAACCTCCTGGTCAAAGACCTCTTTGCGCAACAGCCGGACTACGCCATGTGGCTGGTCAGAAGCACCAGGAGCGCCGCGCCAGGATCACGCACGCGCCAGGTTGGGGATTACATCGTTGATCTCTTTGAGTACCAGCAGGCTGTACTCAAGGCAAAAGCTGACTCAGAAGCCGTTCTCACCAATGAAAACCAAGCTGCCCTCGCAAAACTCCGCATCAACGCCTTTGTCAACCCAGATGGCAGCATTGCAATCTCCGGGAATACCAGGAAATGGCAGGATGATATCAAAGCCGAGGGTGGCAGATACTCCAAGGACAGCCAATCGTGGACGATCGATGCCGCCGGCCTTGGGAGATTTATCAGTCGATCAGGACCTGATTCAGGAACTGCTGGCCAACAAAGAAGTAGTAGCGCGGCTTACACCCGTAATACTGAACTCCGAAAACTCAGAGAGGATGCAGACAACCGGCCCGACAGAAGCGGACTGGAGGGAGGCGTTGACAACTATCTTGGCGTAGAAACCCAGGAGCTTATCCGGCAAGGTGAAGAGTTTGGGATCCCGAGAGAAGTTGGAGACGAACAGATTGAAGACGCAGCCCTAATGGTTCAGGCGTTTGCAAACAAGCGCCCATTCTTCATGCTCTCCAGCGCACCTGGAACCGGAAAGACATTCGTGCTGGGGGCTGGTATTCGCGAGATGCAGGACCGTTTCGCTCGCAATATCATCTACGTCACCCTCAACCGGGGTTTGATCAAACAGATCCAGCAGGATCTCAAGGCCTACAATCTCGGCCCCGTAAAGTTCATCACCTACTCGGAGATGAAGGACTTACCAGCCGAGGAATCCGACGTGCTGATTTTCGATGAAGCGCACGCGATCAAGAATCTAGCTGGAAGCGGCTCAGAGCAGGCAAAGAAAGCTCAAGAGTGGATTCTTAAGACCAAGTTCCCGATTTTCTCAACCGCTACGCCGTTCGAGAACCCCACTCAGACGGCGTACCTTCTGAATACCGGAATCTTTGATTCGTTCGGCGACTACAAGCAGTTCGCTCTTACGTACGGTGCGACACCGATCAGGGACAGTGGAGGAAATATCGTCCGAACTGTTTGGCTTCCAACTAAAACCAACGAGCAGGATCAGATCGCGGCTCGGAATTTCTTTCGGAAGGAGGGCATCTTTACGGCCCGGAAAACCCGACTGCCCGCGAACCAGGTTGATTCTCGCCTGGTTGCCATCAAAGGGGATGAGGAATGGACCAACACCTACAATGCGTTTGCGGCCGAAGCCGAAGCGCAAAAGAGCTCCATTGATGGCACCGAAAAGATGTGGATCATCAATTACAAGAAGCGCCTTCTGGAAGCATCCAAGATTCGGAATGCAATCAGTGAAGCACGTCGCGCCCTGAATGCGGGAAGATGGCCGATTATCTTCGTTGAGACCAAGGCCGAGAGAAGCATCGACATCGAAGAGCAGCGAAGGCTGCAAGACGAATACAACCGCGACAAGGCTCTCGCCAAGATGATGGGTGGCGAGACTCCGCGACGCTCGGATTACCCGGGGTTACTGTCGGATGGAATCATCAATGTGCTGGAGGCCACGATGGACCGACTCGGCACAACCGTGATCTCAATACCGTCTGCGGAAGACGTGATCAAAAACGAGATTGGTGCCAACGATGTCGCGATCTTCACGGGCTCGGTGCCGGATGCGCGGGCCCAGAAGAACCTGGAACTCTGGCGCGGCCCCAGGCCGATGGTCCTGGTTGCCACGATGGCCAAGGGAGGAACCGGCCTCTCACTGCACGACAAGACCGGGAAACACCCCACGACGCAGATCAACGTCAACCTGCCGTGGACCGCCACTCAGGTGGAGCAGGTATCACTGCGGTCTGCGCGGTACGGTCTCAAAGGAACCGCGCAGATGCAGTGGCTCTTTGCCGATAACATCCCGTTCGAGCGCGAACTGGCCGCCCGTGTTGGTGGGCGAATGAGGGATATGGGCGCCCTGGTTCAGGGAGAAGCGGGTGCTGCTGCAACCAACATCAAGAACTTCAATTTCGAGGATGAGTCGTTCTCCGAGGCCAATGCTGCCGAGGCGGCCAAGAAGGATCTGACCAAGGAGGAGCCCAAGGTTACGCCACCACCTACCACTCCCGCTCCAGCAGCCGCACCGAAGGCCAAGAAGGCCCGCGAATGGACGTTCCGAGGCGACATCCTGGATGACATCATCAATCTGGGCGGCGTCATGTCCAGGTCGCAGGCCAAGAAGGAGGGCCGACTGGATGCGATCAAGAGCCTCTACGATGACGCTCCGAGGCTGAAGCCGTTCTTCAATAAAATCTTCGCAGGCAGGTCGCGTGGAACCGCCAGCCGGAACCAGCCCGACGTGTTGCTTCAGGAACTCGCCATGGAAAATCCTGGCAAGTACGGAGACATGACGGTTGCGGAGTTCTGGGCCGAGATAGAGAAGGCAGCACGCGGACGCGAAGGCGACGCTGCCGAGGCGCGCAAGGAAGCCAAAGCCGCAGCCGCTGGAGCCGAAGAAGCGATGGGATTGGACGCGTTCTTGCAGGCGCAGGATGAAGCGTTCGCCGACGCGCAGGCCGAGGCCATGCAGCGCAAGGATGAGCCAGGCGGCCCGATCGAGGTATCAGTTGGAAGCCTGTCACTTGGGGACAGGTTCTCGGTCCAAGGCGAGCAGTTCGAGGTGACCGGGATCACGCCGGATGGCGACTACACGATCAGGGATGGCCAGAAGTTTGGCGTCCAGAGTCTGACCGAATACGACACGATCTTCGTGGATGAGCCGCCCGATCGCGGCGGAGGGGATACATTCAACTTCCCGTCTGAACCCCCTGATCGTGGAGGCGGAGGCGCAGTCAACGCTCCCACCGAGGGGCCGGCGCCTGCCGAGCGCAAGCCCCGTCTGGCAGCTGGAGAAAATCAGGGCGACCTGATTGCCAGCACGCAAGCCGAACCGTTCGCGCTGGTTGGTGAGCAGGTGGTTGACCTGGAGGCTCGCAAGCAAAAGGCTCAGGCCGCTGCCCGCGCCGCCGCCGAAGCCAAGGCCGCCCAGGAGAAGGCGCAGACTCAGATGGATCTTGGCGACGCCGCCTCCCAGGCCGCCGACGCGATCGCCCAGTTCGTCGAGTCCATCACTCCGAAAGCCGGGATCACCGAGGGGCCGACGCCGGAGGAATCCGCTCGCCGGGTTCTCAAGGCTCTGGCCGATCTGGCCGCAGCTGCGATTCGGGCTGGCGTGCAGACCGCGACCGAGTGGGCATCGAGCCTGAACCTCAAGCTGACGCCCGCGTTGCAGTACGCCTGGGACCAGGCACAAGGCGCCACCGCAGAGCCGACACCTGAGATCATCGAGGATGTGCAGAACATCTCTCGTAACGCGCCAAGCAGCGACTTCGGGATGGTCTACAGCACGCCAGAGGAACCGGTGACCACGAAGCGCGGTGCCTTCGAGGATCGTGTCGCCGGGCGCCGGGCGCTCACTCGGGGGGTCCGTGACGCCGGAATCCAGCTGGCGCTCGACGCGTTCAACGAGGCCGGCGTAAAGGTCCGTTCCGTGACCGGGGACCTGTTCGCGCCTGTCGATGGCGTTGACCAGGAGGCCGCTGGCCGCCGGCTGATCACTGTCGCTATCGAGAAGCTCCGCCAGGCCACCATCGAAGGGCGCCGGGACACGACGTATTCGTTGATCAACTCGCTGCGAAACCACTTCGGTATCGCAGAAGGATTCAGCCCCGAAACGCGCAACAAACTCTACGCGATCGGTCAGGAGCAGGCCTCAGAAATCGGCCGGCTGCTTTCCAGCCTGAATGCCTCGGTCAACGACTTCGTGGCCTTTGCCCGAAACGTCCCCGGCTACCTCAACTCGCTCTACCTCGATGTTTTCAACGGCCGCGAGGTTGTCGGAATCCTAGGCAAGATCATGGCCGCCTACCGTGGCCAGTTCACGCCGGGCGCGATCGACCAGATCATCAACGACAACCCGGGTCTCCAGCCGGCAATCGACCAGCTGGGAGTCATGGCGTTGGTTGACACCGGTGGTCGGGTCTACCGCGCCGTTCAGGGGCGACTCAAGGCCAAGAAGGCGCCGAGCCAGAAGGCCAAGGAGAAGCGCGCCCGGGAAGATGAAGCCATCGACCAGATCATCGAGATCGCGTTGGCACTCGGTGTTACCGAGCCGCCGACGCCTGCTGGACGCCGACTGACTTCGGACGAGCGCCTCGCGCTGATGACCAAGCCTGCGACCCAGGCCAAAGTCCAGAAGGCCACCGAGGATGCCGTCAAGCAGGCAGAGTTCAACGCGGGCTGGAACATCATGATGGCCAGCGCGGCCGGCAATGAAGGCCTTCGCGCCCAGTACCAGGAGGCCATGGCGGCTGGCGAAGACCCCGCACCCGAGGCCATCGAGGAAGGCCTGGACCTCCCGCAGTACGCCCACTGGCGGACGATTCGCGACGGGTTCCTGAACTACTCGCCGACGACCATCAAGCTCGCCCAGGACGTGATTCGCGGCCGGTTCAAGGGTGTGCAGTTTGGGCCGAAGAAGCCCACCCCTCCGGCGCCTCCCAAGGTTGACCTCGTTCGCCTGGTGCAGTCTCCCAATGAAGAGATGAGCCGCGTGATTGGCCAACAGCTGAACGCCATTGGCGCGATCATGGATGTTGCCGGCGCATCCCCCGAGGCCAAGGCCCGCGTGATGCAGATGATCACGGCCAACGTGGGTTCTCAGATCCAGCTGGCCCGTCAGCGTGTGCTGAACAGCTTCCTGGACACCAAGACCAAGACCAAGCCGGTGACCGCGAGCGATCGTTTGCAGCGGTTGATCAATGCCGGCATCACCGAGGACCCGCACTACAAGACTCAGAAGACCCGGGACCTCCTCAAGCGGGTCGCCAACAAATTCATGAACACCAAGGAGTTCATGGATATGGCGACGCGGACCCGCGCCGAGAAACTGGCGTTCCTGAACCAGAAGTTCTTCGAGATCACGACCGCCGAGCGTCTGACCGACGAGTGGATGCAGGGCGCTGTCTGGACGCATCTGACCGAGAAAATGATGGAGGCCGAGAACTCCGTCGTGAGCCAGATCGTTGGCGCCAAGGACGTGAGCTTTGACCCGGCGCTCCCGAAGACCGATGCCCAGCGCGCCGCCGAACGCGCCAAGGCCGTCGAGCGCCTGGCAGGCGGCATCCGTGCGGGCCTGCTGGACCAGCGCATCGCCGAGAGTGTGGCGCGCAATCCGGCGTTGCAACGGCTGGTGCCCAAGATGAGCGACCTGGTGAAGCGGGTGCTGGAGACGCCGCAGGGAACTCAAGCCCAGCTGGCCAAGGCGTTCTCTCAAGCACTCCTGAGTGAGCTTGCGATCGACCAGGCGCTGGCCGACAAGACCGGTGTTGCACTGGCCAAGGCATTCAGCGTCAAGTTTGAGCAGGCTCGCGTGAAGGCCTTGAAGCAGGCCGTCGAGAAGCTCACGCCGGAGGAAGCCAGGCAGGCCGGCCCAGGCACTCCGCTCTGGAAGAAGATCGAGCAGTTCGTGAACGCGGGCGGCATGGATTCGACCACGCTCCTGCAAAGCATCGCACGTTCCGCCGGCTGGAAGGTGCCCAGCGAAGAGGAAGTCACGCGCCTTCGCGACCTGGCTCGCCTCGAGCAGAACCTCAGCACGGCCACTGCCGAGGAGAAGCAGAAGGGGATCACCGACGACATCAAGGCGGCGGCCAACCTTGGCAAGCGCGCCGAGATCATGCGCGAGATCCAGCGGCGTTGGGCCTCGATGACCATGCCCATCCGTGGCAACAAGGAGAACCGTGCGCGTGCGATCAACGAGTACGTATCGGCCAATCTGCTGTTCAAGATGGGCTTCATCACCAAGCAGCTGACCGACACGTTCACCCAGATGTTCTACTACACGCCGACGCGAGCAGTCGCAGCGGCGGCAAACCGGTACGCGACCGACAAGTCACTGAATCGGCAGACGCGCCTGTGGAAGGATGTCGCGACCTCGCTCGAGGATTCTTACAAGGCGCGCTTCCAGGCGATCAACATGGCGCTCACGTCTGCCCTGGAGGCAGCCAAGGGCCGTGCCGAAAAGGACACCATCCTGGGAATCCAGAGTGGTATCCGGGCCCTGGACCGAGTGAACGCCCAGGCTACCGAGTATGCGAAGAAGGGTGACTACGCCCGCGCCACGGTGCTTCGCATCATCGGCATCTCCCAGCTGGCGTTCCGGTTCGCATCCTCACTGGACGCGCTCCAAGGCGTCCTGGCTGAACAACAGGAGATCGGCCTCTGGGCAGAGTCTCAGTTCCGGTTGCAGGGAATGACGCCTGCCGAGGCGCGGCGCGCTGCCAAGGCGGCGCTGGGTGACGCGATTGCGGAGTACGCACTGGCCCAGACGCTGGTTGGTGACGATCCCAACATCGCCCCGAAAGAACGCCGGGCTGCCGCATGGAACGTCGTGCGCGCTCGCCAGTACCAGCGCATCAAGGCAGCCGGCCTGGATGTCGATGCGCTCAAGGAAATCACCCAGGATATCCGATCAACCATCGGATGGAACATCGAGGAGACCGGCGGCTTCGGTGGGGTGATCGGGCAGAACATCAAGAAGTTGAGCGACTGGATGTCGAAAATGGGCCTACCGAATCCGGTCGGCCGCTTCTCAAACGCGATCGCCATCGGCGTGAACCGTGCGCTCACGTTCGCTGGTGGCGGGTTCGTTCCCAAGGCGTTCGAGGGATCGGCCTGGTACAAGACCCCGGAAGACCTCGCCCAGCGCAAGATCGAGGCAGCCACCGGGCTCGGTCTGTCTGGTGCCCTCGGAGCACTGGTGCTCTCCGGCGCGCTGCGCGTATTCACCAGGTGGCCGGACGACAAGGAGGAAGCTGACATCTGGGAGCGCGACGGGCACCGGCCGGGCACCATGGAACTCGATCTGCCTGGCGGTAAGATCCTGCGCGTCTCCCTCAACACCGGGCCGATCCAGATTGCTCGCCCAGCTCTGGCCGCCATCGGTGAGTTGCAGTACCAGATTTGGCATCGCAACCGGATGAACCAGAAGGCCGAAGCTGCTGCCAAGAAGAAGGGCCTGAAGTTCGAGCCTCGAGAACTGACCGCCAAGGACATCGCCTGGTCACTAGGGTACGGCGCCTATTCGGCGGTCGCCCAGGGGCGCACGGCTTCCGGCCTGATTGGGTCCGGTGTGTACCGCCAGTCGCCCGATATCGGCAAGATTGCGGCCGCATCTGTCAGTCCGCTGATTCCGTTCCAGCCGCTGATGCGCGAGGCCACCGCCATGGCGGGCCCGCAGTTCGATCCGAAGGAACAGACGTTCATCAACCTCCTGGTGCCGACGCCCTGGAGCGGCAAGGTCGATCGGAACTTCCTTGGCGACCCCGTTGGCACCCCGCGTGCCCAGGAGCGCATCATGTCGATCCTCACCGGCGGCACCGCGATCATCGGAGGCCCAGAAGAAGATCGCGCTTACGAGGTGCTCAAGGCTACTGGGTGGACGCCGGCAACCCAGCAGAACAACCGGTTCTACCAGTTCGGGCGAGTTCAGCGCCAGGCCACTCCGGAAGAGTTGACCAGGATGCAGGAGGTTCGTGCGACAGAACTCAAGACGCGCATCTCGCAGCTGGATCCTCAGACTGCGACCAAGCGCCGCCTCGATCGCATCGAAGACATCGCGAATGATCGTGCGAAAAAAGCGGTTGGCGCAAGATAGTGTGCTTGACGGTGTACGTCAGTTGCCATACGGTGACTGACGTATGAGCAATCTTGCACTACAGCAAACCACTCCAACGCAATCCCAAGCACTGAGCGCGTTCTCTTCGGAGAGCGCGTTCGTTTCTGTGCAACGCATGGCCAAGGCCCTGGCGTCCAGCACGCTCGTTCCCGACGCGTATCGGGGCGAGGCCAACCTCGGCAACTGCATCATCGCGCTCGAACTCTCGCAGCGCATCGGCGCCTCGGTCATGGCCGTGATGCAGTCGATGGTTCCCATTCACGGCAAGCCCACGTGGTCTGCCGCCTTCCTGATCGCCACGGTCAACAGCTGCGGCCGGTTCTCCCCGATGCGGTTCCGCTGGGTTGGAAAGGAGAACACCGACGAGTGGGGATGCCGCGCCTACGCTGTCGAGCGGGAAGGTAACCTCGAACTGGTCGGCGCCCTGGTGACGATCGCCATGGCCAAGGCCGAAGGCTGGTACACCAAGAACGGTTCCAAGTGGAAGACCATGCCGGAGCAGATGCTTCAGTATCGCGCCGCTGCGTTCTGGACCCGCGCCTATGCGCCCGAGATCGCTCTCGGTATGCACACCGCCGAGGAGATCCACGACACGCCAGAGGCCAATCAGGTCGTGAAGCCGGTCGTCATGGACGTGACTCCGACGCCGCCCGAGCCGAAGCCGCGCCGCACCAAGAAGGAGCCCGAGGCTGTCGTCGTGCAGGAGCCTACGCCGGTGCAGGTCGATCAGGTTGATTCGGAACCTGAGCCCGCGCCCGCCGCACCTGAGCCCGTGCCAGCACCTGAGCCCACGCCTGCTCCTGCTCCCGCACCGGTGGCACCTCCGGCCGAGAACATCGAAACCGTCGAGGGCACACTGCTGTCCATCGGCCTCACCTACGAGCAGCTGGTCGCCATGGCCACCGAACTCAGCTGGTGGCCGAACCCCGAGGCGTACCCGACCGCCGCTGACCTGCCCGAGGAACTCGCCAACTGGGTGATCCGCAACCGCCGGGGCATCGCTCGCCAGGCGGCGAAGGGGGGTGCGAAGTGAAAATCGTCCACCCCATCAGCGTGGCTCAGTACCGCGCACACCCCGCGATCAACGTCTCTGCACTCAAGGCATTCAGTCGCTCGCCAGCCCACGCTCTGGCTGGGTTCGAGGAAGAGAAGGAGACCACCGAGGCCATGAACATCGGAAGCCTGCTGGACCACAAGGTCCTCGGCACCGACTACCTGTTCACCACCAGCCCCTACGATGAGTTCCGCACCAAGGAAGCCCGGGCCTGGCGCGACGAGACCCGCGAGCGCGGCGTGACCGTCTTCAAGCAGGAAGAGATCGAGACTGTCGAGAAGATGGTTGCCAGCATCCGGGCTCACCCGGTCGCCTCGCACCTGCTCTTCAACCAGGCGGGGCGTTCCCAGGTGGGGATCTTCGGTGAGTTCGATGGCTGCGAGCGCAAGGGCCTGATCGATCGTGTGCCGGATATCACGCCGGTCCTGGTCGATCTGAAGAAGTGTCGTGATGCCAGCAAGGCTGGTTTCCGTCGCCAGATTGGCCAGCTGCGCTACGACGTGCAGGCCGCGTACTATCGCGATCTGTGGCGTGACATCACCGGCGAGACTCGGGAGTGGCAGTGGGTCTGCGTCGAAGACTTCGAGCCATACGCAGTGGCCGTGTACCAGCTGGATCGGGAATCCTGCGAGGTAGCATCACGCACTTGGCAGAGTTGGATTCGGCAGTGGATGGCCTGCGAGGACACGGACTCCTGGCCGGGATACAACGGGGACAGCGCGGGATTGATTTCCAGCCCCACGTGGATCCTGAAGAATGAAAGCACCACTGACTTCTGAGCAGATCGCTCGCCTCCTCGGGGGCGTGGCGGTCAAGCCGGTGGCACCTGCGCCAGCCAAGCGCAAGCGCAAGGTCCGCACGACTGTCACGCCCTCCATGGCGGCTGAGATCCGGAAAACCTACGCCAAGAACTCAACCTACACCTGGGCCGAACTCGGCAAGAAATTCGGCCTTTCTCAGAGCGCAGCGCGCTCTGTCATTATCAATGAACGCTCTCCAAATCCGAAACACTGAATCCGTCTCCATCCAGATTGTTCCAGCCGCATTCACGATGCGACAGGACGTGCTGGATGACTCCGCCACCATCATCACCGTCAGCACACCAGCCACACAGAAAGCCGCCGTCGAAGCTGCCCGCGCAATCGCCAGCCTGCTCAAGGCTGTCGAGACATCACGCAAGGAGGCCAAGGCGCCCGTGCTGGACCTCGGGCAGCGTATCGATGCGACCGCCAAGGAGTTCATCAAGGACGTGCTGGCAGAGGAAGCGCGCCTGAAGCGACTGCTGACCGACTACGAGATCGAGCAACGCCGGCTGGCCATGGAAGCCGAACGCAAGCGCCAGGAGGAAGAACGCAAGCTGCGCGCCGCAGAGGAGGCGCGACTGGCCGAGATCCGCCGTCGCGAAGAGGCCGCACGTCGTGACGCCATGATGGCCGAGACCGAAGCGCAACGCATCGCGGCCGAACGTGCTCAGGCTGCTGCCGCTGCCGAACGTGTTGTTGCTGCCGCTGCGGCTCGAACCGTCGTTGCTCCGGTGCCGATCCAGTCGGTCAAGGCTGCTGGCACGATCGTGCGCGACGAATGGAACTTCGAGGTCACCGACCTGGCCGCATTCGCTGCTGCCCATCCTGAGTTGGTGGAGATCACCGTGAAGCGCGCTGCCGTGTTGCAGAAGATCCGGGCCGGGTGTCGGCAGCTGGCTCACACCAGGATCTTCGAGGAAACCAAGGTGGGGGTGCGCTCATGAACCTGCTCAAGGAAGCTCCATCAATCGTCAGCAAAGCCATCTCACGCGGTCTGATATCGTACCCGCATGGCACCGAGTTCACCATCGACGGTCGGCCCAAGCCGAAGCTCGATGAGGTGCGCTACAAGAAGACGCCGCTGGAGCAGTACGCCTGCCTGCGCGCATGGGAGATGTCATGCAAAGGCATACCAAGGAAGGACATCGCTGTCGCAATCCGGTGCCCACTGGCGCGCCTGGATGCGGTGCTGGCACACGGCAAGGAGATTCACAAACGGAGGAACGCGAAATGACACCTGAAGAACGAATGAGTCGGATCAATGATATCAGCTGGTGGCCGACCCACCATCTTTGCAGGAAGATTCCAAACACCCCCGCCGCCCGCGCCAAATTCATGAACACGCTCCACGACATCATTGCCCGCAAGCCAGAGACACCCCGCAACAAGGTGGGCGCCGCGCTGGTGACCGACTTCGACAAGGTCTCCGCTGATCCAGCTGACATTGCCGAGGCCGTGCTCGTCACGCTGGGTGAGATTGAGGCGGTGAAGAAAGGGGGGAAGTTGTGAGCCAACCAATCGACGACGGGGGACCGGCGTTTCCTAGCGAGGAACAAATACGCTGCAACGGTGAAGTATGTGACACTCGCAAGTTCCCCGGCATGACACTCCGCGACTACTTTGCTGCGGCGGCCACTGAAAAAGACATTCAGGAGTTTATTCCTGCAACCTGTGGAGAAGCTGATCAGTTCCGGCAAAAACACGGATTCTTACCAAGTCGTCAGTGGGCGAGATATTGCCATGCCGACGTGATGCTTAAGGCGAGAAACCGCCAATGACCGTTTCACTCAATATATCAACTCCACCAAACACTGAAACATAAACAACAAATGAAAGACACAATGAACAAATACAAAGTAATTAAAGTGGGCATTCATAAATGGATTCTCCGACCAAACAATGGCCGCGAAATCGCTCCTGCTCTGACCGATATCGTGAAGGAGTTAAACCTACTTCTCAAAGAGCGCGACAACGCTCATGCACGGCTAAGGCGTCTGGAGATCACCGGAAACCAAATGCTGTCTGGTATCCCGAGAAGTGAGGCGGAGCGTATCTGGAACGAAGCATTGGAGTCCAAGCCATGACAGACATAGAAATCAACGAAGCGATCGCTTTGCAGCTTGGATGGGTGAAGTGCGCCTGCGGAGATATTCAGTGTGGCGTATGGTTTCCTCATGGAACATCACACCCAAACGAGGCTGAACTTGGTGTCCCAAGTTTCTGCAAAGACCTCAACGCAATGGCGGAAGCGGAGCAGTTTCTGGACTCTACGAATGGAGGGATCACAGACCCGAATTGCTTGCGATACGCCTACTGCAGCGAGGTCTACCGAATCGTTCCAGACACCGTTCAACCATTCAGGGCGTCGGCTCGTCAACGCGCAGAGGCATTTCTGAGGACGGTTGGAAAGTGGAAGGAGTCCAAGCCGTGAGACATCCAAGCTATTGCTGTCAGAATTGCGGAGACTTTATTGGATGGATGGGACGATTTATGTTTCCATTCTTCCACAAATGCAGAAACAAAACAACAAAACACATGACTGAATACACAACACAAACTACATCAATCAAGTTCGACAAAAACCCCATAAACCCTCTTGTTTTACTTCACTATGATGGTCGTGTGACTATCGGTGATGATCTGAAGCCAGATGAGGCTGCGAAGCAGATGTTCAATATTTTTAAGGATCTTTGGGCAAATGACGCACAGTCAGCAAAGATCAGGGATTTGGAGCTTCATATTCTCAAGCTGAAGACAGCAGGAAATGAAATGTACAAGTTTATCAATCCTCCTTCGCCGTGCATGAGGACGACCAGAATGGATAACCTATTGCAGGGCTGGGATGACGCAAAAGATCAACATTAACTAACATATAATTGGTCAAAATCATGAATAGTATTTCAGAATCATTACTATATGGATTCATTGCAGGTGCATTGATGTTTTTTGGAATTCTATGGGGATCGCATCTAGCTGATTCAAAAATGAAAAAAGAAGCCGTGATGAGGGGTTATGCTGAATGGATAGTCAACCATAGCGGCAAAACACAGTTCAAATGGAAGGAGGCCAAGCCGTGAGTGATATTGAACATGAACTGATCGCCACTCAATGGGATCTGAAAGTCGCCAAAGACCGCATCGAACTACTCATGTCCGCAAACGCCGACGTGGCTCGCATCGCCGCAGAGCGAGACGCAGCCGAGAAACGGGTGATGCACCTGGAAGCTGCACTCCGCAAGATCGCCGACCAGGATTATCGCGGTCCGCGTTCGACGGAATCGGAGATCGCCTTGAGGGCGCTGGAGGCCAAACCGTGACCACCACCCGAATCAACACCCTCGAAGAACTCTACGAAGCCGCAGAGGCCAAGCGGGCTGTCGTGTTACCGTGGAGAGGCAGACGGCCATCACCAGCTGCATGGGTGATCAACCTCCCGGGACGCCTGCTTTATCGAGAACTCAAGGAAGGAATCTACCTGTACGAAAAACCCACCCGTGATGGGCGTGTAAAGAAGGAGGACAAGCCGTGAGCGACGAACACAAATGCCCTCGGTGCAATGCACCATTCTGGCATTTTACCGGAGTTAACACGCGCAAGTTTGAGTGCGGATCAGACACTCAGATTCCGTCCATGGCTTGCAGGTACGCATCGCAACTTCAGGAGCGCATCAAACTGCTGGCACATGAGCTTGAATCGGCTGGTGTTGAACGCGGCATCGCTGTCGTCAACGAAGGCATTGCGACGAACGAAAACACTCGCCTGCGCGAGCGCATCACACGCCTAGAATCCTGGATCAACAACCTTGACGAAGTCCTCCGCTACAACGGCAAGGACGGCCAGCGCGAGTGGTGCGGCAGCGAGGTGGGTTACCTGTACCAGGGGCAGATGGTGTATCTGGGAGGGTGCAAGCCATGAATCCGTTCAAATGGTATCGCAACTGGCGAATACGCCGCATTGAAGAGCGTATCGCTTACCTTGAAAGCTATTGCGACTTTTTTAAGGTCGAAGGCGGCACTCCATACAAAATAGTCGTCTATCATGGACTGGAAGATAAGAAGGCCGAGATCGCGCAACTTCGCAAGCGGTTGTACCACATCCGAGAGTTCTGACCATGACCCCCGACGACCGCCCTCTCGAAGGCCAATTCGCATTCGTCTATCGCCACCGGAAAACCGGCGAGATCCGCGTTCTGAACTGCGAGCAAGCGCGTGTCATGGACCGGGCCCGAGGCGACTGGATCCACACGGCCACGCTCAATCTGCACGTCTGGGTTCAGCACCTCCTGAACCTGCCAGCACGGAAACGTCCGCACGCAATCCGCACTATCATCGAGAATTTGTGAACCTCCTACAACGCATCCTCCGAGCCATCCGTGGCCCGCGCAGACGCATCGGCAGACCTCCGCTGCACCCATCCAAGATCGCCGCGATCCGGGGCGCGCCTGACCACATCGGCGACACCGAACTCGCGAAGCTCCTTGGCGTCTCGCTTCGGTCCATCCGAAAATATCGGCATGAACGCTGAGACCATCGCAGCAGCCCTGGCCGAGCGCATCGGCTGTGGCTGCCAGCATCCCAATCTGTGCTACACCTGCACACGAATCCTCCGTCAATACCAAGCCCTCAAACGATTCCAACAATGTTCTCTCACATCGGCGAACTCCCCAAACACCTGTACGTCTGGATCCCAGACACGTTCATCTGTACCAACCCCACCGGCCAGCTGATCCCAGCTGTCTGGTTCGGCATCAACTCCACCCCGGGCCGCACCTGGGGATGCACCGTCCTGCTCGAATGCGGTGCGATCTATCGCAGCCTGCCGCCCAACGCGATCCGGTTCAGCAAGGATGCCGACCCCAGCGACTTCTGGTGCCATGAAAACGCCCAACGCTGGGACTGCTACGGCTGGCGCTTCAGCTGCATCGAATACACCTACCTGCGCGGCATGGATGTTATCGCCAAGACCAACGGCGGCGAGTTCCTGGGCCAGTACCTCTTCACCGCCGCGCCGTTCGACGACGCGTTCTCGGATCATCCTTCGCAGGCCAAGGAGTTCACGTTCATCCGAACCAGGTGCCAAACACTGACGATCCAGCCGACCGACAAGCTCCTGGTCATCGACAAGTCATTCACCCCGGACGTGCAAGCATGGCCTGACAACCTCCGTCGTTCCGACACCATCTACTACTGTGAGTGACCCCTACACCTTCGAGGTCAACCTGTCAGGCGGCCGCCGGCTGCGCGTCACCAGGAAGCCCGTCAAGGATTCCAAGGTCCGCAACGACATCGACGTGCGTAACTCAGTGGTGACGTGGGCGTTCAACGACCAGCTGGTGATAGCAGCCGTGCGCCGGCTCCCCGGGGTGGTCTCCGTCGAGTGGGCACAGAAAAACCCCTGAGACCTCGCGATCCCAGGGGCTGTGACAACCTTACAACTACAAGCGGTTGTATCCTATTTTTTAGGCGGCACAACCGCAAGTGTTTTTATCACCCGATCGGCCAGATCCCGCGTCGGCTTGAAGAACACCTTCGGCCTCGGTGGGATCGGGATCGCGACACCGGGCTTCAGCGGGTTCCGCCCGACCATCGGCTTCGTCCAGCGGACCTCGAAGTGACCCAGCCCTGGGATGTCCATCTCACCCTTCAGGATCTCCTGAACGATGATCTCCACGACCGAATCCACCACGCTCTGGGCGTGTGGCACCAGCAGGCCGCACTCATCCGCCACCTGCCTCGCGATCTGCCGGCGTGTCATCAGTTCTCCCCTCCCGGCTGCGGCTGGCCCTCGACCATGGCCTGAATCGCCCGGCGCGCCACGCTGCCAGCGATCAACGCCGGCGTCGGCCGCACCTGGGTCCCGTCGCCTTCCAGCGGCGGATGCACGTCCAAGCTCAAATGAAAACCGCCATCGGCGTCTTCGATCACGATCGTGACCGTTCGCTTCGTGACCTCCGCACTGCCGGTGCTGGTAATCTCCGAACTCATTCCGCCCTCCTTCCCTGCACCCGGGCAACCTTCTGACCCTGCCACGGCGGCGGGGTCTGCGAAGCCCGGTTGATCGAATCGATCACCGCCGGGTTCGTCACCGGCTGGATCAATGGCGTCTTCACGACCTGCGGGATCGTCGTGTTGCCACGCGGCCCGTTCACCACGATGCCCTGCACGCGGATCGTCCGCCGCTTCTCGTTCAGTTCCTTCATCTGTTCCGATCGCCGCTGCCGATCCTCCTCGGTGATCTGCTTCGGCCGACCGCGACCGCGACGACCCAGCTGGGAAGCCGCCTGACTCACCGCCGGTGGCACCAGCGGCGCCTCTTCCGGACTCTGATTCTCGTTCTCGTTCATGGTTTCTATGGTTCCCGCGTTACTGGCGCGGGGAAATCTTCGATTGCACTCTCCGCCAATACGCCAGCGTCCGCCGGCGTTTCCAGCCGTCGGGACCGCCGTGCCAAACTCGGGCCACGTCCTGGTTGGTGGCCTCGCGTCCCAGGCGCTCCGTCGAGCAATAATGCCCGGTGTAAATCCGGAACACCCCCAACGCGGCCCATCGATTGGTCATCTCGGCCCATCGATACGACGTGCCCGCTATCCGGTTGACGTCCGTCACGACACAGGGACGCACCTGGAGGGCGCCAAGCTCCCCTCGGCGGCCCCGGGCCTGGTCGTCTCCCCCTGATTCGATCGCGATCAGGGCTGCAAGTAGTTCGCTTTTCATGGCATTAAAAAAGCCCCGGTCGCCCAGGGCTCGTTGTTGTACGTTAATCGTTTGCCGTGGTCAATCCTCATCACCAGGCAGGTGACTCAGGCACGGCGGCTGGTAGGTCGAGCCATCGATCACCTGCGCCTCGGGGTATGCCGTGACGGCCTCCTCGAGCGTCTCGAAGTCGTCCAGCCAACTCCGCCGGCTCTGGCCAGACAGCACGCTGTCCCGGCCATAGGTTCCGTGCTCGTACACGGTCCAGCGGTCGCTCTGGTACGTCGCGCCTCGGCCGCGTTCAATGGTAAGGTCGCTCACTTGTCCACCCCCATCGTTCCCACGTTGATCTGCATCTCGCGCCCATCGACAAACCGGATCGTCGCCATCTCGCCATCGATCGCGATGATCATCCCCGTAAACCCATCCGGACCTGTGGCGAAATCCCCTATCTGGGGCGCGTCTGCCAGCCGGCCCTGTCCATCGATGGGCCACGTGGCCGGCTCGGCGCCAACGGCGGCCAGTTCCAGGTGCCCCTGGGCCTCCTTGGCGTCGCGCTGCATGGCAGCCCATCCATCGGCCGTCATCGGGTAGGCCCGGGCCCTGGGAACCTCGACCTGGGCGTTCGGCCGGAGCCATGCCACCTTGGGCAGTTCGGCGCCGTCGTGGTCCGTCCATTCGTCGCCGCATAAGAACGCGGCCCCGGCCAGGAAATGCCGGCGCCCGAGGACCCAGTGGGTTTTGCCAGGTGTGACCATTCCTTCTTCATCGACCCAGAGTTCCCCACCTTCCGGCAGGCGGACCCGCTCGAGGTAGTCGGCGCCGATGCGTTTCAAGACGCCGTCCCAGGTGAGGGTGGCGGCTTCGATCTTGCGGGTGACAGGATCGATGATCCACCCCCGCGCTTGTTGGTTGTCCATGTTCGTGTTGTCTTCTGGTTACTGGCCAGAGAGGGCAGCCCCACGTGGGGCGGCCGTGCTCTAATCAGTCAAACCACCGCCGGGCAATGCCCCGCCCGAGGTTCCGGCGCGCAGTCGCCCGGATCTTGTCGCAGCTGGGGGCGCCGGCCTCCCGCCAGTAAGCCCACAGCGCCGACGCCAGCGCCCGACACGCGGCCGCCCGGTATTCGGTGGGGAAATATTGGCAGGCGCAAAACTCCAGGCGCTTCCCGTCCCAGGTCAACCGGCCAGACTTCAGAACGTCGGCCAGGATCGATTCAGGCAGGCACGTTGAGAGTTCCACGATTCGGAGCATGGCGCGAGCCTCCCGACCGTCGCGCAGAATCCGGCGGTAATCCTGCATAAACGCCTCCCGGCTGCCGCCGTAATTCACCCACTCGATGCCGGACCGCTGGCCGATAAACCGGTGCATCGCTTCGAGGATCTCAGTCTTCATCGGACCCCCTCCACGCCGCAGTTGATCCGGTTTGCCGGGCTCAGGGCGATCTGCTCACGCCAGGCGGCCTCGGCGGCCTCCCGGGTCGCATACGTCCCCAGGCGCTGCCCGAACCAGTAGTTCCGCAACTCCCAGGCGCGGACCGGTTCCTCGAGTCTGTCCAGGTGATCGGAGATGAATTGGACCAGATCGGTCCCAACCTGGGCGCCGTCCTGGTCAATGCGATAGAGCCCGGGCCCGGACAGTCGAGCGTGTCGGCGCATAGCCTCGACGGCGCGCTGCAAGGTTCGGAACTGGCCGACCTCGGCGCCGGTGTGCGTTTCAACGAGTGTGAAGTGTTTCATGCTTGTAGTGGATCAACCGATCCGCAGGCGCCCCGCCTGTCACCCAGGGCGCCGCCGGGTCAGTCGCGCTCGCACCTGGAGATCGTCAACTCCCGGCCGCATCGGCACAGGATCCAGAGCGAACCGGATTCGTTCAGGGCGCGCATGATGCCTGGGAGATCCAGGGAGCGCGGGCCCCAGCCGATGACGCGATACCAGGCCGAGAGCGCGGCGCTGTGCATCGTGGGGAACAACTCGACGCCTTCGTGGGCGTGGCTGTCTTGAATGGTCCAGACGGTGGTTTTCATCAGTGGTTGGGTGTGAGCCCCTGGGACGATTCGAGGAGGCCCTGGGCAATGACCAGGGCGACAAGGGCCAGGGCGATCAGCGCCTGGCAAACGCGGCGGCGGGTGGTGGTGGGTTTGTCTTTCATGGTGTTATCTGGCGTTCTGGCCAGACCAGGCGCAGCGCCCCGAAGGACGGCGCCGGATCTGATCAGCGGCTGAGAGCCTGGCAAACTCGGGCGAACTGTTGCGCCTGGTGAGGCTGAGGATGCACGGCCCAGATCGAAGACCGAGTTGCCCGGACGAACCGGGACGGCTTCGCCTGGCCGCAGCGGACCCATTGGCCGCGTTGGAGTCGAAGGGCGCCGGAGTAGAGGGCCTCTGTCATGCCGGGATTCCAGAGGTCGATGGTAGGGAGGTATTTCATGGGATCAGAAGATCTCAGCCCGGGCTTCCTCGTATCGGTCCGTGTGGATTCGGGCGACCCGATGCATCAGCGCCTCGGCGGCCGCGAACGTCTCGCAGTCTTCGACCAGGTCGGCCCAGTCGGCGCCGTCGTAGCATTCGATGAAGACCTGGTAGCCGTAGCCCAGATCGTAGTTTTCGGAGGCGATCGCCTTCAAGCGGGCGATCCAGTCTTGCGTGTTGTTCATGTTGTTTTTGTTGTTAGAACTGCGACCGAGCCGTCAAGGTCGCATAAACCGCTTTGCGTGTCAAGGCCTGGTTGTCAGATTGTGCGGATTCACTCGGTAAACATTGGTTGAAATCAGTGTGCTGTCAGTCATTGTCATGTCATGCCAGCATTGGAAAAACGGGTGCCTGAGGTTGATGGAAAATCTTTGACCAGGAGAGCGAAGCGCGGGGAAGTGGTCATTGCTCTGGCTCGGGCAATGGAGCCCGGCGCGATGGCTCTACGGCTCAGGCGCTGCGCGGTTGAGATGTCAGACCTTGCCCAGGATGCCGGCGCCCCCGCTGCCGACCGAGTTGCAGCCGCTCGGGCCCTGGTCTCAATCCAAGGCCAGCTGCTGGATCTGATCGGGTGGACCAAGCGCCCGGCCTCTGCTCCTGGCAAAGGTCGCCCCTCCGCTCCCATGCTCGATGTCTCCCCTGTCGGGCCGCCTCCGGACCTGTGACCTGGTCGGTACCTTGCTATCCGAGGTAGTGCCCAGGTCGAAGCCACACCCAGACCAGGACAGCGGCGCGCCTGGACAAGGAAGGCCGGCCTGGTCGATGGCGCCGGGACCCATAAGGGATTCCTTACGGCCCTGACCGTCCCCACGGTGTGCCCGGGGTGGGGGGCCCGCCGACCACGGAGCCACTACGGGACCCCCTCCCCAATACCTAGGAGCATTTCCAAACCGACATAGAGCGTTTTACAAGATAGGGGTCTACTAGGGCCGCATGAGGGGTATCGCTTGATCTTCACCCTGCGTTTGACCCATACATTCCCAGTGTTTTTCTGCTTCAAAGTAGCAGGGTCCAATAGGGGTCTAGGGGTAAAGTGAAAGTTAATGGTTCTACAGAATGTTGTCCTGATGGATGGATTCCGACGCTCCAGGAAATTCTCCAGCCGCCCCGCCATGAATGTATTAGGTGACTCCCTTAGCCTCATACTACCCCCCTACTTTGGAGCCACGAGGCCCTGGAAGTGAGGAGGCAAACGGAGGGTGAGACACCATCGAAATCCTCCCAGGAAATTTTGGAGTCTCACCCTGCGTTTTCCAGGATCAGCCACTTCACGTATCCGTTGGACTTCTTTTTCTTCACCAGGCTCGGATTGCGCTTTGCGTACAATCCAAACGTCGAGGCGAAGGAGAAGAACTCGCTCCGAGGTTCCGGTTGATGCAGCCAGAGTTCGCGTAGTGTGTATCTACCAGGTGCAGGTAGAACGATTTGCGATTCACTGGAAGAGACGACGAGCTTGAATTGCTCGACGTCTTCCTTCACTCGGATGCGGTTGCCGTCAACTTCCAGGCGCGGCATGAGCTTCGCGATGGCGACGGCTTCGTCCCAAACCTTGGGAAGGTTGGCGGTGCGGTGGATGGCCTGGCCTTTGCGAAGGCGCAGGAGATAGGTGTGGAGGTAACTGTTCACAAGCGAACCCTAACACCCTCGCCCTGTGCCGTCAATCCAAGGCACCGAGTTTTTGAGGCGGCGAGATGGCCCACTTCACCTTGCCGTTGGTCTTGGCCTTCTTGAATCGCGTCGGATCCTGCTCATGCAGTCGCGCGAGGTAGACGCCGCAGGCGGTGTTGAAGCGGAAGAGGCGATCGGCCTCGCGGGAATACTTGGAGTCGCGGAGGATGGTTTCGAGGTCGGCGGCCGTTCCTCGCCAGGTGAGGAATTCGTTCTCGAAGATCACGGTGTCGATGAGGCCGATGAGTTGGTGTTCGGGTGACAGCTGCATGAGTTCCTCGAGGATGGCGGGGTGCTGGTAGGCTTTCAGGCCGCAGCGGGGTTCGACGAGGTGTTCGGGGACGGTGAGGCCGTCGAGGTAGTGGGCGAAGGCTGGGAGTTCGGTGTCGATGATCTCGCGGAGGACTTCGATTTCGGGGCCTGGCCAGGGGAGGACGTGGCGGACGCAGCGCAGGATGATGAGCTTGTCGAGGAGGGATGGGTCGAGTGGCGGGAGGACCTGGAGGTTCTCGGGCTCGTCGTTGAGGGAGATGGACATGGCCCAGATGGGGCGGAGGGTGACGGCCTGGCGGTTCTTGGGGTGGCAGGACTGGTCGATGTCGAAGAGCATCGATTTGATGTGGGAGCCGAGGGATCGCCGGGAGTGGATGTCGCGGCCGGGTGCCTCGTCGGAGATGCAGAGGTGCTCGGAACTGAAAAGGTCGCCGTTGAACTCGGTGGCGCCGCTCATGTAACGGTAGGGCTTGGCGATGCGGCCGCCGAGGAGGCGGGTGATGACGGCTGCCTGGACGAAAGACTTGCCGCAGGCGGCGGGGCCGACGAGGGCGAGGGCCTGCGAAGCTCGCCAGGTGTTGGTGAGGACAGCGCGGCGGCGGAGTGCCAGCCAGAAGATGAGGCGCCAGTACTGGTCGTCGTTCTGGTCGAGGAGGTTGTGGAGGTAGGTCTGGATGCGTGACGAGTCGCCGGGGACGGCGGGGAGTGGGGCGACGGATTCGGTGACCAGGATGTTGCCGTAGAGACCGGCGCGGTGACCGGCCACGCAGCCGGCGTAACGGATCCGGGTGTCGCGGGTGCGCCGGAGGAGTTCGCGGTCCACGTCGGAGGCGCCCGTCTGGTCCTTGGTGGGTGAGACGCCGGACTCGGTGAATAGGGTTCGGACACGCTCGCCGTTGATCTGGGCGTAATCGCCCCAGGAGTTGCGGGTCCACCACTGGCCGGAGTTCGGGTCGTAATGGAGGTCGTCGAGCGGGTTGGCCGAGGCGGGCACCGGTTGAGCGGGAACCGGCCGCGGCAGATCGCCAGCGGCGTCGAGGAGGCCCTGGATGGAAACGTCAGCGGGGATGGGGTCGGCGAGGTCCCAGCCGTCGGGGAGCGTGGCCGGGAGGTTGACGACGCGGGCGGCGGGGAGGCGGGCCTTGAGGTAGGTCATGGCGTCGCGGCCGGGTTTGTCGTGGTCTGGCCACAGGATGACCGGGGTGGCGCGATCCAGCAGGGGTTCGAGTGCGGCGCGCTGGACACGCTTGGAGCCGCCCTGCCAGGTGATGACGACGTGGGACGGGAAGAGCTTGGAAGCGGCGACAGCGGTTTTCTCGCCCTCGACGATCAGGACGGGGTCGTTCGGGCGGCGGCTGAGGAGGTGGAGGTTGAAGAGGGGGACCGGGTCGGGGTTGGGCCATCCCTTCCAGCGCCAGTGACGGGGGTTGAGCGGGTCGGGAAGCTGGTTGTCGGGCGGCAGGAGACGGAGGGGGCGCACGTCCTTGGAGCCGTCGGGGAGGTCGAACCGGACGACGTAGGCGCGGATCGTGCCGTCCGGGTTGTGGTACGGCCAGGCTGCGGTGCCGTAGCGGTAGGGCTGCGAGGCGTCGGCGCGGTGACCGAATTTGAGGGGGTCGAACTGGCGTTGGGTGGGTTGGTGGTCGTCGCGGATCCCGAGGAATTGGCGGGCCCAGGCGGCAGCGCGGCCGATCGGGAGGGTCTGGTTTTGGGCGATGAGGGCCAGGAGATCGCCGCCCTCGCCAGCGGCGTGGTCGTACCAGAGGCCCTGCTTGGGGCCCTGGAGTTCGACGTAGCAGGAGTCGCCGGCGTCACCGAAGACGTTGCCGACGATCCACTGGGTGCCGATGCGGCGGCCAGCGGGAAGGAGTTGCGCGCAGAGTTCTTCAACGCGGACAGCGAGTGCGTCCGCGAGTTCGTGGAGTTCCATGGGTGCTTGTAGGAGGTTGTGAGGCGGTGTCAGGCCTCGGAGTTCAGGTCGTATTCGTTGGCTTCGAGAAGGGCTGCCTGGAGTTGCTCAGGCGTGGCTGGTTTGTTGCCGGCGAGGATTCCGAGGCGCTCGTAGAATCGATAGGTGGCCTCGGGAGAGAGGTGCTTGGGGGATTCCTGAGTGAGCATCTGGGTGAGGGTGGCTGGCGTTGGTAATGGGGCATCGATCATAGGTTGTCGGTGTCGGAGATGGAACGGGCGATGATGGCGAGGCCGCCGGCGGCGTTGATCTGGTCGAGCCAGTTGCGCTGGTCGGGACGGAGCTTGCCGGTGGGGGTTTTGACTTCGATGGAGAGGAACTGAGCGATGCAGCGGCCGACCATGTCGGGCGTGATGGTCACAGTGCGCCAGCCGATGAGATCGCCGGACCCCGGGAACAGGCCCATGCGGACGTGGCGGGCGTCAGACAGGAAGACGCCTTCGGGGTCGCGCAGGGCCTTGCCGACGTAGCCCTCGCCGACCTGGTTGCGGAAGAGGCGCACGTGCGGTTTCGAGCCAGCGGCGCGGAGGATGAGAGCCTGGAGTTCGGTTTCGGTCATAGGATGGAGGTGAGAAGACTGGTCTTCCGAGAGCGGGCTTTCCAGCGGAAGAATGCCCATCCCGGTTTGTAGCCACGGCGGGCTGCGAGAGCACGGAAATCATCCAGGGTTCGGCACATTCCTTCCTCGCGGCGCTCGTCGCGCTTGCGGGCGATGTCCTCGATGGACAGGCGCTGAAGCTCGCCATCGACCTCGTCGATGTCACGCGGAGCGATGACCCGGGCGGTGCCGCACTGCGGGCAGGCGGTTCCGGCGAAGATGGCGTAGCACTTCGAGCACTGCTTGGTCTCGACGGGCTTGGACTTGGCCTTGCGCTTCTCGCGGCCCTCGAGATCCCACTCGCGGTCCTGCTCGGCCAGGCCGTGACGTAGGCAGTTCCCTACGTGATCGAGGATGACGGCGTGGGACTTGCCGGGGTAAGGTCTGAGAGCGCGACCCAGCTGCTGCAAGTGCATCGAAAGCGACATCGTCGGGCGAAGAAGAATCGCCGCGTTGACCGTGGGAAGATCAAACCCCTCGGAAATCAACTCGCAGCTGGTCAGAACCAGGATCCGGCCGGCCGTCAGGTCTTCCACGCGCTTCTTGCGAGTCTCCTGATCCAGCTGGCCGTCAATCGAGGCAGCCGGTATGCCAGCAGCCTCAAACTGTGCCGCAACGTGCTGCGAGTGAGCGACGGAGATGCAGAAGGCCACCGCCCGCTGGTTTGGGCAAAATCGCCGGTAGTGCGTTACCGCGTCGCCGGTTATTTTTGGAGTATCGACTACCTCGGCCGCCTCACCGAGATTGTAATCGCCGGCGAGCTTGGAGACACCTGAGAGATCCACGGCTTCGCGGGGCGCGTAGTAGACCGGCCGGGCAAGGAATCCGTTCTCGATGAGCCACCCGACGGTAGGGCCGATGACCATGCGATCGAACACGGCGCCGAGACCCTTGCCATCCAGGCGCTCCGGAGTCGCTGTCACGCCGATGAATTTGGCGTTTGGCCAGGTGGCGAACATCTCGATGTAGGACTTCGAGACTCCGTGATGCGCCTCGTCGATGATGACCAGGTCGGGTTCGGGGACCTTGTCGAACCGACGTGCCAGCGTCTGGATCGAGGCGACCATGGCAGATTGTTGAGCCATGAATTTGCCAGACTGGATGAATCCATGGGGGACATCGACGCGCTTCAGCGTGGCACTGATCTGCTCGAGGATTTCCTTCCGGTGCGCAACGATGATCACCCGGGATCCGCGTTGCAGGACCTGGTTCGTGATGTAGCTGAAGAGGACAGTCTTTCCGGATCCAGTCGGACTGACCGCCAGCGGCCGCTTGGCGCCGGACCCGAATGCAGAACGGATGTCCTGAGCAAGCTGGTTTTGATAGGGGCGCAGTTCCATTGTGAGCCGAAGGCTGCGTTCCTGGGCTTGACGTGTCAAGCACAAGCTACACACTCGCCGGCATGAAGAACACGATTCGCGTGAGTTACAGGTTGCCGATCGAGGTGGCGCAGATGTTGGAAGATGAAGCGATCCGATCGCGTCGGACGAAGACCGCGGTGCTCATCATCGCAATCGAGGACCACGTGATGCGTTCGGCCGCCAAGAAACCCGTTGACACTCGGAAAACCCGATAGCACGATTCCGCCACGACGCATCTCCTGGTTTCGTCAACCAGGCGCGAACTGGGCGCGTTATTCCAGTTGGCCAAGAGCGCCGAAGGGCGCTCGCCGGTTCCACGGCTCGGACTCGCCACCGAGGTTGGATTGATGGTCCTGACGGACCTGCAATCTGCCTCGTTGTCTCGGAGAGGTAGGTGAAGCAAACCCCCGGGGCAGGAGAGCCACTATGGCCGCAGGAAATGTAATCAGCTGTAAGCAGTTCGCTTCCTTCCTCGTCTCGCAGGAACCTGTGTATGACAAGGAAGTGCTCAAGGATATCCGCCCGTTTGACGGGATGATCGGATATTACAACACCGGATCGTTCGACGCGTATTCCGGCACGACCCACACGTTCGATCGCTTCAACAGCGTGTTCCCGAACGTGACCGGTTCGTGGGAAAACCCGACCGGCGCCAGCTGCACTGGCCAGCCGTGCGACCCGACCGAGAACAAGATCGGATGGGGCTGGACCCGCAACACCTACTCGCTGGAGAAGCAGAGCTGGGGTTCGGATATCCTGTGCTTCGACCAGATCATGACGAAGACGAAGGCCAAGGAGCACTTCCGTCAGATCATCGACGACGTTCTTCGCCCCGCGACGAACTGGATCACCACGTACTACCTCCAGCGCAAGGCGATGGAGCTTTCCGGTTCGCTGGCTGGCGGTAACGCCTTCGCCTGCGCCGCTGGTCTGCCTCCGATCAACTTCTCGTGGGTTGGCGCTGGCTACACCACGCTGCGTGTGACTGACAACGCTGGTGTTGCCGTGGCTTCCGCGACGATCGGCAAGCTCACCCCTGAGATCCTCCAGTCCCGCGTGACTCGGCAGTATTTCTTGGGCGCCATCCAGGCCGGCAAGGAAGGGTATGACTCTCTCCAGCTGCACACCGACAAAGATACCTTCCGGTATCTGTCGAAGACCAATCAGACGCTGTACGATGCCTGGCGCTTCGGCGTTTTCGCCCCGGCCGCCAAGGAGTTTTTCAAGTACGGCTTCATGGGCTACGTCGGTGACTTCATGGTGAAGGTGCTCCAGTTCCCGTTGCGCTTCAACGCGACGGCGACCCCGGGCAACTACACCCTGGTGCTGCCGTACAAGAACGTTACTGCCACCGAGGGCATCAAGTCCGTCTTCAACGAAGACTACGACAAGGCCCAGCATCAAATCAGCTACATCAACAACCCGCGTGCTCTGCGCGTGTTGCCGTTCCGCCCCGAGGCCGTGAACCCGAATATGCCGTTCATGGTTCGGGATTACGGTGGGCGGTGGAAGTTCGCGACCAACGACCTGGGCGCGGACTGTGCGGGCAAGCCGATCGACAACAGTCGCGGCAACAAGGGCAAGTTCATCGCCGATTTCCAGTTGGCCGTGAAGCCCGAGCATCCGGAATGGCTTGAAGCCATCTTCCACAAGGTCGATCGTGGCTGCGTGGAAATCATCAGTCCCTGCGAAGCCGACCCTGGCAACCCGGCGCAGAACTACAACAGCGCGGACCCTGTCTGCGGTGTCACCGTTCAGTTCACGGCGGTTCCGAACGACGCGGGCAACTACGTCATCGGCACCACTGGCATCATGTGCGACGACAACATCGTCACGAACGCTGGTATCAGCGAGGCCACTCCGGCCGCGTTGGTCGCCGCGTTGCAGGTGGTCTGGGACGCTGAGTTCGGCGCCTCCTCGGGCACCTGGAGCGTTGTGTCTGGCAACCTGATTCAGCTGGCCAGCAGCGCGTTCCCGACGACCACCGAGGTCGTGCCCTGCACCAACGTCACGTTGGAGTTCAGCATCTGATCGGTCAAACTGGGGGCTCTCCTTCGGGAGGGCCCCCTCTCGAGGGGCTGGTAGCCGCCCGGCGCGTCCGGGATGCTGGCAGCCTCTCAACAAGGAAAGGATTTTACGATGTACGGACAAATGATGGGCAAACGAAAGATGGACGGCATGGGCCGCATGGGTCCCGAGGTGGAGACTGTCGAGTTCACCCCTCCGAAAGAACTGAAGCTCGAAGGCGAGTCCGGCACCGCCATGGTTGACTGGCGTACCACGCCGCGTGGCACCATTGAAATCATTGGTTTCGACGGCATCACTCTCGGTGAGTCCGGCCGCCAGGACATGGAGGAGGATGCCGTAGAGAACGAGATGGACGACATGGAGGAGGAAGCCTGATATGCCCGCCTTGACGCCATCTCAGATCGCCGCCTTGAGTGGCTGCTTCGACTGCCTGTCGCCTGGCGTGAAGGAGTCCTTCATGGTCACGCTGCTCCAGCAGATCCAAGGGTCGCTTCCTGGTGCTTCGCTGACGACCACCAGCCCGGGCGGTCTGCTGACCGTTACGGCCACATCCGCAGCCAACCTGGCGCGGAAGAAATTCACGCTTCAGAACCAGAAGAACGAAGAGTTGTTCGTGAAGTTCGGCACTGGTGCCAGCACGACGGATTACCACATCGTGCTTCCGGCTCACAACACTGGTTCCAAGCATTCCGACCCTTTGATGCTGGATGGATACACCGGCGCAATCAGCGTCGCTCCAACCACCGGCTCCCCGTCCTACACCTTCGCTGAATTCGTCTGACCTATGCCCACCCCTTCCATTCAAACGCTCGTCACCGATGCGCAGCAGATCCTGAATCTCGATTCGATCTCTGCTATTCGATCCGTCGTCGCCGTTGCCTTGGCCAACGCCAACACCGGCACGCCGCTCAACCCGAACCTTACCACGCAGCAGCTGTGGAATGAGTTCTACCAGGTCGTCACCAAGCCGAAGAGCGACATCGAGTCGATCATTGCCAACCAGTTGATGAAGCTGCTGTACTCGCCTCCGGCGCCCGGCGGTGTGGGCGCAAATGGACAGGTGATATTCAACGATGGCGGCGTGCTGGCAGGTGATCCGCAGCTCCTGTGGAACAAGACCACCAACCTGCTGACGGTTACTGGCTCCGCCACCATCACCGGCGATCTGACGGTGGACACCTCGACGTTGAAGGTGGATTCGGCGAACAATCGGGTGGGTGTTCTCACTGCATCTCCATCCACATCTTTTCACACTCAAAGCGACGGTGTTGCAAGTGGCGCTGGGTGGACAGCGATTGGAAGATTTAACAACACCGCTCAAACAAAAGGTGTTGATATTGGGTACAATCCGTCGAACAACAATGCTGTTATTACCGCGTTAAGCGGAGGAACTGCTTCTGGTTTTGAGTTCTGGTCATTTGATAGTGGTTGGGCCACCCGAATGACCCTGAACTCCACGGGGCTAGGCGTGGGTGGAAGTCCGTTCAGCAAGCTGAGCATAATTGATACAACCAACAACTTCCCCGGTTGTTTCCGTGGTGCTGGAGGAACAAATTTCGTTGCCATTGGAACCAGTGCACTCGGTGCTTCCATCAATGGTTACACCACTGGATTCGGTGCTGCTGCCGACCTCATTCTCCAGCCGAATGGCGGCAACGTCGGCGTGGGGGTTACGCCGAGTGCGTCAACGGTCAGAACTGTTCAAAGCCAATATGGTGTTTTTGTTGGAAATGATGAGTTAAATGTCGCTTCAAATGCGTATTTTGGAAGTTCTTGGAAATACGTTAGCGCAGCAACTGCGGCTCGTTACAGCCAAGCCGCTGGTGTTCACTATTGGTTCACAGCAGCCGCAGGTGCTGCTGCTAATGATCCTATCACGACATTTGCAGCGGCAAACGCCAAGATGACGCTCGACGCGAGCGGGAATCTGTTGGTGGGGACGACGAGTGCGCTTGCGTCTGGAAGCACATTCCAAAATCTTGGTATAAATCGACAGGTTCTTACTCTCAAAGGAGATACGGCGGTTTCTTATACATCGGGAATTTGGAATGCCAGCACAACCGGAGACGCTTTATTCCAATATTTTGGCACTGAAACCACACTAACTGTTCGTGGAGGAATCAGCTACAATCGAGCAGGCGGTCTTGTTTCGTACAACACGACATCCGACTATCGCGCAAAGGACATCATCGGACCTATTTCCAATAGCGGTTCGCTGATTGATTCGCTGAAGGTGTATGTCGGCAAGATGAAGGGCGCGACGGTTGAGCGTCCGATGCTGATTGCCCACGAAGCGCAAGAGGTTGCTCCTTACGCTGTCACTGGAACAAAGGATGAAGTCGATGCTGATGGCAATCCGAAGTATCAGCAGATGGATGTCTCATCGTTTATCCCGTTGTTGATTGCTGAAATTCAATCACTCCGCACCCGTGTTGAAGCACTCGAAGCCTAATATCCCATGATTACCATCTCTTGGATCATCGAACGCCTTCTCGTTAAGCCGACTGAAGGCTCGCTCACGGATGTCGTCATCACCGCCGACTGGCGTTGCAACGGCGCCGATGGCACCTACAGCGGCACCTGCTACGGCAGCGCGTCGTTCGCTCCTCCGACTGGCAACTTCACTCCGTATCCTGATCTGACCGAGCAGCAGGTGCTGGAGTGGTGCTGGTCGAATGGTGTCGATAAGACCGCCATCGAAGCCAACGTGTCCGCTCAGATCGCTGACCAGATCAACCCTCCCGTCATCGCTCCGCCGCTGCCGTGGTTGCCTCCGGTTCCTCCGCCCCAGCCCGAGATGATCGTTCCTCCGATGCTGCCTCAGGTTGAGCCTCCGCTCGTCGATGCCAGCAATCCTGTTGCCTGATGCTTGACGTTGGCGCATACTATCCACCCATGAAAGTCATCACCCTTACCATCGACGAAACCGAAGCCCAGAATCTCGTTCAACTGATCGAGGGAGCTATTCGATCCATCGGAAGCCAAGCTGCTCGCGTTGGCGTGCCGCTCCAGGACAAGATCGCTTTTGCAGCTGCCAATGGCGTTGAGGCCCCGAAACCGACCACTGAAAATGCAGGAGAACCCAAACAACCTTGAGGTACGCATCGTGAGATTGGAGACCATCATCGGTGACAAAGACGCCGGCATGGTCTCCGACATCCACGGCATCAAATCCACGCTCGAGGGCCTGAAGCAGTTCCAGTGGAAGCTGTTTGGCGGCCTTGGGGTTTTGGTTGTGCTGGCACAACTCATTGGTAGGATCGGACTGAAATAACCACCAAAGATGAACGACTCCATCAAATCCATCGTCCGCCACGGACTATCGTTCGGAGGCGGGTTCCTTGTTGCCAAGGGCCTCGTCACCGTTGACCAGGCGAACGAATTGGCAGGTGCCGTGATCACCATTCTCGGCGTCGGCTGGTCCGTGTGGAAGAACCGCAAGGCCGCTACTCCGCCGGCTCCTTGAACCTATGTTTGGCATCCTCTCCTCACTGACGAAAGCCACACTCGGTGTCGTCGTTGAGACTCCTGTCTCGATCGTTCACGACGCCGTCAACAAGGGCATCATGCTCAGCGATGATGACCTGCGAACCGAAAAAGCGATTCGACGCATTCTCGAGAACCTCGAGAACGCAACGGATCCTGAATGAACTGGATCTACCAGTTGGTGAGGGCGCTTCTCGATTTCATTCGGGAGGCGCCCCAGCCGAAAATCACTGACGGAAATGCTCCGAAGCCTCTCAAAGACGATCTCCACGATCGCATTGCTGACCTGCATGGGCTGCCAGCAGACCAAGGTGATCCTCGTTCCCCACGGTGATCCCGTGCTGCTCGCGGAGCCCGTGAAGGCCAAGGTCTACGCGTTCGACGCGCAGGGAAACATGACTGGATATCCGACGAAGGTGACGATTCCAGCCGGCTGGTACGCTCTCCCGAAACGCCGCCCATGATCACGTACCGAGGCCAGAAATTCGCAGGCTACAACAAACCCAAGGCGACCCCGGGCGCTTCGAAAAAGTCTGCCGTGCTGGCCAAGGAGGACGGCAAGGTGCGCTTGGTTCGCTTCGGTGATCCCAAGATGCCGATCAAGAAGCACATCCCGGCCAACCGAAAAAGTTTCCGGGCCCGCCACGGTTGCAGCGAGCCCGGCACGAAGCTGAGTGCTAAGTTCTGGAGTTGCCGCGCCTGGTAGGTCAGTACGCCGACGGCAGTTCGTCGATGGCATCCTCCGCGTTGCGCGGTGCCACCCGGGTAGCGGTCGAGGTGCCTTCGCCCTGGCCGGGTTCAGACGACCGGACCTTGCCGACCTTCTTCTCGAGTTCGGCCACCTTCTGCTGGAGACGGATCACCCGCAGCCGCTCGCGCCCGTAGGCCCGCGCCCGCAACGCCACCTGTGCCTGGGCTTTCGTGATGAGGTCAACCTTGTCGTCGTAGCCCATGTCGGCGTCGATGCCTTCGCCCTTGAGTGCGATCTTGATCAGGCGATCACTTTCATCCAGGAGCTTGTTCCCCTCTTCGTCGCCATCTTCACGGCCGAACAGCTGGTTGTGCGACTTCTCGAACTCGGTGAACTGCGAGTCGAAAAGCTCGCGGGACCTGGACTGCCGCGACTCCAGCTGCTTCTTCTGCTCGACCTCGCGCTGGGACCCCTTCTCCTTCCACTCGGCGATGGACTTGTCCCGGGCCTGGGTGAGTTCCAGGATCCGCCGGCGGTGAGCCATGATCTCCGGAGCGGCCGCCCCGAACATCTCCTGAGCGATGATCGCCGCCTTGGCCACCGGCACGTTGAGGATCGCCATGATGTCCTCATGGCTGGCGTCGCGCTCGGTGCCGTCGGCATCGGTCACCCGGATGCCTTCGATGTCTCCGAGGGCGGTCTGCCACGCCTCGCGCAATGGCGCCTCGTACTTCTGCTTGTACTCGCCGGAGCGGGTGTAGTTCAGGTAGCGGACCTCGGTGTCGAGTTCCTCGGCGTTCTTCCGAATCGAATCCATCTCGGCCTTCAGGGCCTTGGTGGCTTCCTCGATCTCCTTCTTGGTGCCTTCGGATCGGGCGCGCTCAAGCTCGGCGACCTTGGAGGCGAGGTCATCGCGCTCCTTCTTGGTCATCTCGTACTGCTCACGGAACTGCTTCAGTGAAGCGGGCTCTGACTTGGCAGGCGCGTCCTGCTTGGCCGGGGCCGGGGCCGGCTCTTCCTTCTTAGGGGTGAACTTGTCCAGGTTGAACAGGTCATCAACCGGAGGCTTGGCGGCTTCGGGAGCGGTAGCGGCGGGCGCAGCGGGTGCCGCTGGCGCGGGTGCCGGAGCGGGATCAGGCGTGACCGGTGCAGGTGCCGGGCTCGCCGACCCCATAGGGTTTTCGAGCGCGTTTCCTTCGAGCGCATCGATGCCAGCGAAGGCTTCGGAGTAATCGGCGCCGCGATCGGTGGGCGCGTCGGGTGACAGCAGGAGTTTCGGGTTCATTCAAGGTTCTGATTCACGGTCGGTTTCTCTCTCTGCATTGCCACCAGCCCGTGAAGCTCCTCGATCAGCGCCTTGGCGCCCTGCCGGCGGCAGTTGGCGTTCCAGCCGTGTTGAGGGTTTTCGGATGCTGGCAGGTTCCAGCAGAGATTGTTGAAAGCAGCCATCAGCGCGGCTTGGAAGTCCGCGCTGTCCAGCACACGCTCGAGGGCCATGACGCGGTCCTTGTTGCGCTGAAACTCCTGCTTGGGGGATTGGATCATTGGTTAAGGATGGTGGCCTGGGTCTTCAAATCCATGGCCGCGATGTCCGCCCGAGTCATGGCGCCCTTGCGCTGGGCCTCGGCGAT